GAAGCAGATTCCTGGCGCTGATGCCATTGCGGCAGAGGAAGCTCGCCAGCAGATCCGCGACAAGTACGCCCAAGTGCAGGAGCAGATCGACGCTGCTGCAAGTCCTGATGACATCAAAGCCGCCCTGGAGGTGACCCCATGACCTTAAGACTCGCAGGAAGCACCTCGGGCTATACCGAGATCGACGCTCCGGCGGTAGCTGGTAGCAACACGCTGGTGCTTCCGACTGGGAATGGCACCGTTCGCCAAACCTTGATGACTGATGGTGCTGGTGCGCTGTCGTTTGTCAATGATGCAGGGGCGTTCTACTACCGCCTCGACGCCAACCTTGCTGGTGCAAACGCTACTGGCGCACAGTCAGTATTTGGTGTTGGCGTGACGCTGGCGGCCAGTACGGTGTATCAGTTTGAAACAAACTTTACGATTACAAAAACAGCAGGAACAACAAGCCATAGCACAAGTATTGGATTTGGCGGCACGGCTACATTAAATAACATTCAATGGAGCAACCTTTTGAATGGACAAGCCGTTGCCTACAACACACAGTTAACAAATAGCTCTGTCTTGGATAGTGCCAACGCGGCAGCGGCAAGAGCTTATTTTGCGGGTGTTACGGGTGCAAATTACACTCAAACTTATCGCATTTTTGGTACTGTTAGCATCAACGCAGGCGGCACTTTCATCCCGCAATACACCCTCAGCGCAGCTCCTGGTGGTGCCTATTCCACCGTGGCCGGCAGCTACATCAGGTTTGTGCCCATCGGTGCAGCCGGTAGCGCATCATCTCAAGGCACCTGGAGCTGATCATGAGCACACTATCTACAACCAACCTCAAGAACGCCAGCTCAGCCAGCAACAACATCGTGCTAAACACCGATGGCACGATTGGCGGCGCAGCACTGGCTGCTACATCCGACATCACAGGCGTCAATACCACGGGCACCGTCACCAGCGGCAGCGCCAGCCTGACCGTTGCATCCGCCACCGGCATTGCTGCTGGCATGTATGTGGTCGGTGAAGGCATTACGCCTGGCACCACAGTCAGCAGCATTGCCAGCACGACTGTCACACTTAGCGCCAACGCAAACGCCACACTGAGCAGCGATCCGGTCACCTTCTACAGCGCCAGCAAAATCGTCACACCTGCGGTTATTGGCGGTCAACTGTGTCGCGCTTGGGTGAATTTCAACGGCACCAGCACCGTTGCAATCCGCGCCAGCTACAACGTGAGCAGCATTACGGATAACGGGACGGGGGACTATACGGTGAACTTCACGACGGCACTTGCGGATGCGAATTATTCCGTTGTTGGTACTTCAAATATAAATACCACAGGATCGAGCAATCGTGTAATTTCAGCACCGTATAACAGCACCCCCACTACAGGACAGATTCGAATACGAACGACCCGGGCAGATACTGCTGCTTCTGAGGATCATGAATATGTCAACGTCGCCATCTTCCGCTAACCGCCATGAACAGAATTATCTTCCAAACTGAATCCGGCGGCGTGGCGGTGATCATCCCCACCGAGTCCGTCGAACTGGCTCTCAAGGACGTTCCCGAAGGCGTGCCCTACGAGATCGTGGACGAAGCCGACATTCCCAGCGACCGTTACTTCCGCAACGCATGGGTGATGGATGACTGCTGCGTGGAGCACGACCTCGACAAGTGCAAAGAGATCGGCCACGACCGTCGCCGCCAGCAACGTGCTGAAGAGTTCAAGCCATACGATGAGGTGATCATGAAGCAGATCCCCGGTGCGGATGCCACTGCGGCAGAAGTTGCTCGCAAGGATATTCGCTTCAAATACGCACTGATTCAAGAATCCATTGATCTGGCGGCAACACCGGAAGCCATCAAGGCAGCCCTAGAGGCGATTAACCCTGCACCCGAGCCGCTGCCGGCTGATGATCCGGAAGCGGAATAACTAATAAATTCCAGAAATGGAACCCCCAAGGATTCCAGATCCTGGTCAGGTTCCTAAACCACACCTACCGGACGTTTTATCCCTACCAGCTCCTATCCTGGAGCTGCCTAAGGCGCAGATTCCGTCCTACACACCTCTTATCTATCCCTATGCAGACGGGGGTGCTAGCGGTTCCTTTGGTGTAAATACCTCAGAAGCTCAGGCCGAGCCTCAGGAGAAGAAGCCTGCGCCACCCGTAGTACCATCCATAGCGGTACCAGCGCTAACAATCCCACAACCGTTATCCCAATCACCTGTATACACGCCTTCTGTACAGCTCGACACAAAGGATCTTCCACAACTTGCAGAGGCCACTACAGTTACTCTACCGGGAACAGATATACAAATTCCTGTACCAAAAGCGGAGATTGTGACAGCTGCCGCTGTTACTTCTGCTGTTAGCGTGGCGGCAACATTGACGGCTACATCCTTATTTAAACGGCTTGTATCACTGTTTAAACCCGTTATTAACATCGCAATTAAACGGATTAATAAACTTTTAAATAAGAAACAGCTTACTTACGGGCGGCAGAAGCTTCTACTACGTCGGCACAAACGCTTGCATACGGGGAAGAAGGGTGGATCATATACCCTGCCTTCTTAATCTCTACACATTTAAGAACACGAACAAGCTCATAATCCAACCGCTCCTTCTCAATCTTCCGCCTGGCAAGATCTTTACACAATCTGACCATTTCAAAATCAAGCGGTAAACTTAAACTAATTTGCGCCCCATAATTTTGGTTACGCAGATACGGCGCCTCAACATTATTAACATCATTTCCTAAATAAAATGGTGTAAAAACTAAGGTACTGGAGTTACAGGTGTGACCAACACCAAAACCTTGCTGGCTATAACTCCCTTGGTTAATCTGTACAGCCTGATTAGATACTGATCCCGTTGATGTGGCAACAGGATTAGCAATTGCCGTAGTCCCCCCATCTTGTGCCCTGACAGGCAAACACAGAATTACTGCGAGAAGACCGATAAGGAGTTGGTCGTAGCGTTTGTTGTGATCGTGCGGGTAATGTCGGTTTGCTCCACCACACCAGCAGCCCTGGTCACCACCTCCAGGCTGTAAGGTTTGGTCGTATCTGTAACCGAAAATGTCGTGCCAGAAGTGTTGATGTCTCCGCTTGGCGTCACGTTGCTGGCGCTGACATTTCTGTAGTTGCCGCCAAACACCTGAACTTGGATCGTTTCGTTGATCGTCTGCGTTGTTGTCGTGGTGCTGGTCATGCTGCCCTGAGTGAAATTCGGTGTTACAGATTGAGCCAGGGCGGGAGAAGACAACAGCAATAAAGCGAAAAATGATCTCCACATGTTGATCGTGGCGTGCAATAAATTAATCCTATCATCGGGGTAAGATAGAACTAAATCAGTAAGATCATGAAGATTTCCCAGAAGGGTCTCGATCTCATTAAATCCTTTGAGGGACTGCGACTTGAGCCCTACTACTGCAGCTCACAGGTACTAACCATCGGCTACGGCAGTACAGGTCCTCATGTCAAACAGGGCATGAAAATTACAAAGGAAGAAGCGGAAGATTTGCTACGTAAAGATGTCTCCCGTTTTGAAACTGGTGTAGACAAACTCATTAATATCGATTTAACTCAAGAGCAATTTGATGCCCTTGTTTCCTTTGCATTCAACTGCGGTGTTGGTGCTCTAGAAGAATCCACACTGCGACGCCGCCTTAACGCCGGGGAAGATCCAAACACTGTCGCTCAAGAGGAACTCAAGCGTTGGACCAACGGTGGACTTGCTGGCCTGGTGCGGCGCCGTAAAGCTGAAACCGATCTGTTCTGTAGCTCTGGTTCTATGACATCCAAACTGATTGACATTCGCTCCAGCCAGCAAACCTGGTTTAAAAAGGAGCCGATTCCCAGCTCTGAGCTGCCCAACGAGAAGCTCGCCAAGGTTCATCAGGGCCGTGATTACAAAGGCTGCAAAGTGCTGCAGCAAAAGGACAAGCACACCCAGCTGGAACTCCCTGGCGGCCTTGGTACCTGGTGGGTCTACGACCAACACTTCGAAGGACTCGGCGGTGTTGTAATTGAAAGAAAAAATGAAAATGTTTCCAAAGACCACATCGCCCGCAAGATCCTCGATGTTCCCTACCAATCGCAGCGGGATAACTACAGGGACGCCAGCCGCACCTGCTTCTCCAGCTCCTGCGCCATGGCCGCGATGTTCCTAAAGCCCGGCATCGTCAAAAACGACGACGAGTACGTCCGTAAAGTCTTTGCCATTGGCGACAGCACCGACAGCAGCGTCCAGGTTTCTGTCCTCAAGGGTCTTGGTTTTAAGCCGGCCTTTAAGCAAAACGGCACCCTAGACAAACTCAAGAACAACCTAGAAGCTGGTATCCCGATCCCCATCGGCATCCTGCACCACGGGCCAGCAACAGCTCCCTCTGGTGGCGGCCACTGGATCTGCGTCATTGGCTACGACGACAGCCGCAAAACCTTTATCGTCCACGACCCCTGGGGTGAGATTGATCACAAGAGCGGCACCTACGTCAGCACTGATGGCAAGAGCAAGGAGTACAGCTACAACCTGATTAGCAAACGCTGGACCGTAGAAGGTGTTGGCACTGGTTGGTTCATTGATCTATCGTGATTAAGCGCGATAACAACGGATTGCGAAAGTTTCTCGCCACGGTCGTACCCGCTGGGGTACTGTCGTGGGCACTGGCGATGCTCACCGTTAGTTATCTTGGTTACGCCAAAGTAGATGCTGCCTTCATCTCTTCTTTGGTGACCAGCGTTCTTGCCGTCTATGGCATCAGCCGTAAGGAAGAAGATAAAGGTGAACCGACCAAACCCCCTGGTCCCGGACGGCCACCTAAATCTGGCGCTTCCTGATCAATAGTGTTACTATTTCCTTAGAAAAAATCTGATTATGAACAAAGCAATTGATGAATTAGATAATGGACTCAAGGCCCAGCTCGCTAGCCTGGCTGATGAGATCCGCAGCTCTGAGGAAACATTGATCCGCACTAAAGAGGGTTACCTCAAAGTGCAAGGTGCCATTGAAATCCTCGCTATCCTCAAGCAAAAGGTTTCCGCTGAAGAGAACAACAAACTGGCAGACGCACTGACTGATCCGCTGGCAGAATGATGTTGGGAGAGTTCACGCGAGATCGATATAGAGCCCTGGAACTGATTGCAGATTTTATTCGGGAGCCATCTCGTGAACTGCGATTAAATGCCATTGTCTGTGACATCAGCGATGAAGACCTGCGCTGGGTCACAGACAAACTCCATTACTACTTACTGAGGCTCCTGGAGGATGCCCAGTACGATCCAGCCGAAGATGAGCTGGAGGAAGTAATTGGTTTAACTGATTAAGCTGAATACCCGGCTCGAACGGGTGACCTGAGACTTACAAAATCCCTGCTCTACCACTGAGCTAATCCAGCGGAGCCCCGGACCTTCTAGGCTATCTGCCTAGCGTCACCGACGGGCAGTACCCCGGACAGGCCACGATCCTGCACGCCTTTCGGCAACGAGGCTTAAACTCGTTGTGTCTGCCAATTCCACCACCGGGGCTAACGGTACAAGGATAGCGCACAGGGAAGGTGTATGCACCATATCTTTTGGTTAGGGTTTGTGAACATCAAATGTTTCACAGCGAGGATGATTTCCTAGTTAATTTAATTGTTTTAACTCCGAAACTTGCTCGTAAAAAATTTCGAGAATCAATATTTGAAGCCTGGGGCTGGCGCTGCGCTTACTGCGATAAGCATTTGTGCCAGGACACAGCCACCATCGATCACATCGTCCCTAAGCACAAAGGCGGTCACAACACCCGCAACAACCTAGCCTGCTCCTGCACCAGCTGTAACCGCTCCAAGGCATCAGAAATGCCTTTCGACTGGTTCGATCAAAGCAACAAGAACTATTCGGATCTTAGGGCTGATAAACTGAAGAAATGGTTAGAACAGAAACCCTGTTCAATCAAAATTAGTAGCTCAGATAGCGCAGTCCCTTATCTCGCCAATGATGCAACAATCGGCTGGATCGCAACCTGATCCCACTCAGTTTGCTCAAGGTTATGCCGCCAAGGTGGCAGACATCATTGAGAGATTACGGGGCTACCGCAGTGCCGGTCAGGGGGATCGCGCTCTTAAAGGGGAGGAAGGGATGACCGTCTCTCCTGATCGCGCTCAGTATTACAAAAGCTGATGGCAGATCGAGCAAAGGCCAAGCGACTGGCGAAGGAGCACATGAAGTGCAACCAACCCCAGCGCACACCAGATCATCCCACTAAATCCCACATTGTTAAGGCTTGTGGGTCTGATGTTCCTGGCGGCGAAAAAATCATCCGCTTTGGTCAACAAGGTGCTGCAACAGCTGGTAAACCTAAAGAAGGTGAATCAGATCGGATGAAAAAGAAACGTGCTAGTTTTAAAGCGAGGCACGCAAAAAACATCGCTAAAGGTAAAAGTTCGGCTGCGTACTGGGCAGACCGCGTGAAGTGGATGATCGTAAGTGGTATACTTTCTGCAGAGTTGCTTTCCCAATGCCTTCAGCACGTTGGAACTACGTTGACGTAAGTTGCCTTAAATGCAGTAAAGCGGGGAGAATTCGAATAGATCAGTTTAATCGAAAGGATAAAAAGTGGGAGTGCAGATCTTGCGCGCGTAGTGGAATAAAGGTAAAAGTAAAAAACCCGTCAGCAAAACATGATCCCATCAAACAGGGAGCTTATAAAAGTTATTGGCGTGCTAGAAAAAGGGTTATAGACAATCACAAAGGAGCCTATGGCCACGTTCAATTTAAATTCACATCTTTTGAACAGTTTTATTCCGAACTAGGCCCTAGACCGGAAGGCTGCACGCTAGATAGGATTGATGTTAACGGTCATTACGAACCTGGAAATGTTAGGTGGGCAACAATTCAAGAGCAGGCTAGAAACAGAAGGTCCAATATTTTTGTGATCTATAACGGAAAAACAATGTGCCTGACCGATGCTGCTAGAATATCTGGTAAAGATCCAGGGGCGCTTAAACGGCGGTTAGAAACTGGATGCCCAGAGGAATTTTTATTTGCAGATGGCAAATGGTTTGTTGGCAGCAAAAAATTTGTCCCCGCAGAACTATAAATGGTGACCCTTATGGCAAAACTGGACAAAAGAAACGCTTGTTATACCGCGTTAGTGCAAACACTGCGGGATACTTCGTATCTTCTTAACCAAACTTACATTGTCCATTGGAACCTGATGGGCACGAAGTTTTACTCCATTCATAAACTAACTCAGGAGATCTACGAAGAACTTCAAGGTGGTCTTGATACCGTTGCTGAGCACCTACGCTCTCTTGACATTGCAGCCCCCAAGAGCGTGGAGGATCTCAACTACTCCAACCTCTCACCGCTTCCTGATGACTGCTTTGATCAAGACGGTTTAATCACCACCCTGGCAACCAATACCGATATGCTGGCTGAGAAGTTCGCAGCTGTTGCGGCCCAGGCAGAGGCCATCGGTGATCAGCTGACCCTTGATGTTGCCGTAGAGCGCGGACGCGCCCACAAGAAGGCGCAGTGGCTGCTGAAGTCGAACCTCCCCTGCGGCTGCGATCACTAAGGCATCAGGCTCCAGCTGCGCCACCACTTGGTAATCACATACTTATTACCACTAATGGGCGGCAACGCCTCGTGCATGGTCTTAGGATTCGGCAGGCCAAAGGGATAAAGATTGCTCCAGAAGACAGCCTTACCTTGCTCTGGCTTGATCTTTAGATTGAGGTGTTTGAAATAAGTTTCACCACCTTCTTCTACATCATTTAAGTAAATCATGAAGGTCCAGGTTCGCTGGCCCATCCATTCGGTATAAACTTTATATTCACTGGTGTGAGGGTAGAAGAAATCACAGTGTTCTTTATAGTATTGACCAGGCTCATAACGCTGGATCTGCATCATCTCTCCTAGAAACGGGTTGATATTAAGGGCTCTGCCAATCTTGATATCAATTTGATTAACAAAATCACTGTGCTGCCACTCCAGATCAGCCGTCCAGCTGGTGCGATAATCGGTAGACAGCGCTTCGTCCTTGGGGTTTGCCACGCAGGAGCGGCGGACCTTAACATCAGCCATATCCATCAAGCCGTAGCAATCTGATGGGCACAAAAAATTTTTGTACTCATAAATTTTGGTGCAAGGAAAATAAATCGGCGTGGCGCCTTCTGGTATATCAATGTTGTAATGCTTGAAGTAATTAATGTAATCAGGTTTTTTGGCAAGTCCCAAGTTATCTAATATTGTGTTGGCTTCCTTTTCGGTAATATCAAACGCTGTCATTAGGTGCGTACGCAACTGCGTCTTACTGACACCGCCCAAAGCTGAGTCGGTAATATTTTCAATCGCAGTCCGACTGAGCATTTGTGTACTGAGGTTCTTTAAAATATAGTAGTTTGGAACTGAACTAGCAAGTGGAATCCGTCCTACTGATCTTTGGTCTGGTCTTTGGTTCCACCTACGCAATCGGCACAGTCCTAACCAGGCCCCATGTCCGGCACCATGAGCGAAACACAACGCTTTCTCCAAAATTACAAAGCCGAAAGGTTGCCACAATTGGTTCCAGGCGTATTTAGTGGTGCCCTAGATCTGCCTGATTTTACAGTCGATCAACGGTACATTCCGCCCCAAAAGCCAGTGGCTGCCTAGTAATTGCCAAACAGTTCACCGCTGTTAGGATGTAATCACAGATTGGTAATTACCAATGGATGCAGGCGCTTCGGGTCTGAGTGTGGATAGCGAATTTGCAATCCATGCTGCGGCCATGGCGATTCGAGAGCTGGATCGTGATGAACTGGAAGAAGCTTTCATTGACATGCTTCACCAGAAACTCGTAGACCGTCAGCTGTTCCTCAGCATCCTTAAAGAACACGGCATTGACGCCGACTTCTCCTTCCAATACCAAACGGAAAGTCAACTTTCTTAATCAAGATGGCAACACGCACGATCAAAGGGACTCTGGATACTTTCCAGGTTGACGCCGGCTCTGAAGTCACCTACCTGGGCAACACCTCTGCAGGTAGCACCGGCGGCCTCAACATCCGCGCCTTCAAGGTTAACCCCGGAACCACTGGCGACATCATCGTCAAGCTGGACATTTCCAGTGGTGTGGACACCATGGAGATTTTTCAGGACGACGATTACTCCGCAGGTAACGCCCCCTCTGGCTACACCAAGTACAGCAACATCGTTAAAAGCGGCAAGGGCAAAGGTGCTGTGGCTGTGACCGTCAGTAACGCCAGCAAGAACTACGTTGTGTTGCTGCGCCTGGACGGTTATTCTGAGGTGAGCTACACCGGCAGCGTTGTAGTGCCGTAATTGGCCTATACTGGGCAAAAGATTTTTCCCAGTGTATCACTACGTTTACTGCTCCTATGAACCGTGGGGACGCGTTGGACGATCAATTTAAACTTGATCATCCGTTTTTAGATATTGAAACGGTTCGGTTAATTTGTTGCTACACGCCGGCCAGGACTCACTTGGGTTTTGGCCGGTATGCTGCTTATAGGGACAGAGGTGACTTCACCTGGCGCATTGGCTACGGCAGCCTCCGCATCGGCAAGCGGTTCGTCCATGGCGGAGATAAAGCCAGCGAACTTCAAATTACAACCCAGCTGATTGAAGACCTCAAGAATCTGACAGATCTGGTGGTTCCGTGTGTCTACATGCCGATGAACAAAAAGAAGCGTTCAGCCATCATCAGCTACGCTCACAGCATTGGCATCAGTGCATTTAAAGAGTGTTATTTAAGAGAACTCATTAATACAAACGCTAGTAAGAACGCCATTATTAAGGAGTGGTCGCCTTACATCAACAAACAATATCTCTATGGACCATCGCTTCTAAGGGAGCGCAGGCGGGTGGAGCTGAATTACTACCTGGCACCAGACAAAGAAATTCCAACCTTCTATCCCCACCGCTGCGAAGCCAAGCACCAGTGCCTGCTCAACCTGGCGGAAACCTGGCAGCACACGCCAAACCAGATCAAAGCGGTTGAATATCTGGAGCGGAAGCTTCTCGACTGGGATCCGACAGGAGAGAGCATGCGTCGGTTTTGGCGGTATTGGAATCAGGATCCAGGAGCTTTGGGATCTCCCAAGAACATTTAGATTGGCTCTTGATCCAATCCAACATGTCGATAAGTTGTAATTCAGGGCAGTAATTATGCAGAATCTCGTCAGCTCTGTCCATAAATAGGTTGACGTGCTAAAGCTATCTTAAGAAGCACAAGATAACCAATCAAATCATTGATGACATCTTCATCAGATGCCACAAGGCCTGCACCTTTTTGAATGCGGTTTAATTTATCATCAATGCGCACCAGGATTTGCTCTACAGAATCCGCCTTGCTAAAGATTCGGCATGGGGTCAAAGCAGAATCACCGTACTTTTTATTTTTTTCAATCAGAAGATTTTTAATATCCTCGCAAATTATGCTGATGTGAGTTGGTGTGTCCAACCAGATCTCATTAGAAAGGTTGAGAATGTAGTTGGTATCTGGCTCCACGGTTTAGATCTGACAGAATGGTGTTATGACACATCATCTTAGCCAAAGCTACGGCGTTGACAACCGTTACCGTGGCCTGGAAGAGGCCCAGGACAACGCCGCTGGCATGAGATTTTTGTCACAATATATGGAGCGTGGCCGCCAGGGCAAACAGGATGATGTATCTGTTCAGCGACAAGGCGATGATCGTTTTGTGCTCGCTGCACAAGGCGGAACAGTTCCAACCACTGCACTCCCCTATGAGCCAAGGGGTGCTGCTTACATCAGCAATACTGACCGGCGGATTGGTTTCCGTAATCTTTTTCGCGCTCAACCGTCTTAGCCAACAATCTTCCCTATATTCGAAAAAATCTCACGGAATCGGTGAGCTGGGTCGAACCCCAGGCTCCGAGGCGGTAGATACACAAAAAACCCCCACGTCAGAGGGGCCTGAAACGTAAATAACCGGTCCCCGTGGATTAGGTTGGCACGGTCAGTGGGAATACAAATTGGGTAATCCCACATCTCTGTCATCGTGCGGAAGCACTCGTGGTGAGTTGAGAACAATAAACCCTCAGACACATTGCCCAGCTTCCACTCCCGAACCAGCCGCTTGAACCAGGCGGCGGTTGGTGTCATGGAACCAGATCCTCCTCTCAGGCCCCACTTCCAGGTGCCACGTGGTGCGCTCCAGGAGCATCGGCCATAGGTAGGAGGAAACAGATAAACCTTCCCGGTCCACGGAATCTCAGTGTTTAAGCCGTCATCTTCTTTGGTATAGAAATTTCTGGCCCTGAGAAATTGACCGTTTGCTTTTTCTGTGGTGCAAGGATCAAGATCAATGTCACCAAAAAGCGCATCAATGTAAGGAAGGTAATCGACTGGCGTCAGCCAATCTTCCTCCAGACGCTTGATGAGTTGAGCGTTTCTAAAACGCTTATAGCTTTCAGATTTAATCAACGAAAGCCTCTAAAGCGTTATCTCGTTTGTAATGAATTAAAGACATATACTGCTCATCCTGCAGGATAAACAGCGCCTCCTTTTGGATGTCCAGTGATTCTGCCCTGGCGATGGCCTTCTGCATCACGTCCGCCGGCCCCTCCATGTCCCGGTCACGGAAGTCCTTAAGGGCGGTCATCAGGCAGGAGACCGTCAGATAGAACATAGTGTCCTCATCGTTCTCCGCCCGTGGCGCATAAATAATCGCGCCAGGTCCCTCCTGGGCATAGAACTTGTCATAGAAGTCGCACATGTCCGCACAGATCCGCTCGATCACCAGCTGCGTCATGCGGCGCTCGGCTTCAGTCGGATTCGCTTTGCTCAGGTGTCGAAGTAGTTTCGTGCGGCGGTCTGTCATTGTTCTTAATAAATTGCCCTAAACCAGAGCGCTGAAGGGTTGCGCGGATCTTATCAAGTGGTTGATAGATGACAACCATCTTCTGCATGTTACCAACTTTCTTAATGAGCTTTCCTCGCTCATCTTTCAACTTGGTCAGCTCACCCTGGCGGATTAGATATTCAGCAACACAACGATAGCGTCTTTTTGTTGCTAAATCGATATCGGGAAACCGCTCACAAATTGTGGCAGGCCGCATATCGCTAAACGTAATCCGAATTTGATCCGCCAACGACAAACCCAGAATCAAGTCATTGGTTGAGGTCTCATAGCTCCTGACCAGCTCCAGGTAGCGCCTGAGGTCCGGTGTCTCGAAACTTCCTGACGGCGGCAGGAACATCTCCACCTGCCTGGCGAGGCTCGGGGTCAGCAGGTCCTTATGATTTTCAACGGTCACATCCTCGATCACCAGGCTACTGAAGCGATAACTCAGGTACTTACTGGGCTCTTGAGGGATGTACTCCTCAAAATCCAGCTCATCCTCCGATTCAAGCAACGCTTCTGGATCCATCTGGACCTTATTTTGTACCCTGTTGTTCGCGTAGTTTAACGTTTTTTGTGGCTTCGGCCCACTGTCTTTCGTGATCCAGCAGTAGAACCAGCTCGTAATATGTCCGCACTGGCTCCATGTGATCCGACAACTTTGTCATGGACCTCCACTGGCTTCCGTAACGTTCTTGTAAGCTTTTAATGCACTTACTTTCAGAGCCGCCATAATTCTGTGCCTCCCACAGGGCTTCTGCAAATAAACGCTGCTGGTTAGTCATCAGCGTGAATTTGAGAACCTCGGTGGACACCTTACGGAGAAGTTGGCTAAACTCCTCAATATAAGGACTACACGATTCATGCGAAGACCCATCACTTACGCAGAACTTTTGCTGATCCTGGTCCTCGGCCCCCTTGGGGTCATTGGTGTCCAGCACTTAGCGGGGTTCATCAACGATAGAATCACTATAGAGATTCATGTTAAAAAGTAAACGATATGGGCGGATCTCCAGGAACGGCACCCACCATGATGATGCCGGCGCCGACGCCACCTCCCACCCTGTACCGCTCCGTTATCCCGGAAGAGGACTACGAGCGCGTTGCAGAACGCATGAAGCGAATCGATGCAGCTACTAAAGAAGCCCTGGCTCGACGCGACGCCATGGTCGGTACCCCTACTGATATCGCTAAACGTACTGCTCAGCGTGATGTGCTTACTGCTGCTGCGTACCAGTCAGCTTTACCTACAGGTGAGGGCACTGGAAAGTACGATGCAGTGAAGGCAGCTGCCGCTCAGGCCCTGGAGCTAGCTAAGGCCCGTAAGGAAGAGGTCGATAAACAACTGCCGATGTCGTCAACCTAACTGAGGACCTCAGGTTCGGCGCTACCTTCATAAGAAACGGGAAGAGGTTTGTGGTCAAAGCCATCAACCTCCTCATTTTCAGGCTGCGCTACCCAGTCTTCATACACGTCCTGGAAGATGCCGTAGTCATCAGCCGGAATCAGCATGAGCGACTCACCGCTTTCTAACTGAATGCGGTAATGGACGTGATTGTCGGCACAGTCATCGATAACTTCTTCGAACCTGGCCTCGAAATCGTTAGCGGTGATGACCTTCATTGAACCGATAAAGCTCTAATAAGCCTAGCAGATTTTTTAACCGAGAACAGTGAAGAGGTCTGAACCAAAATCAATAATTTCGTCGACACTTTCTGTAATCAAATCAAAGTCTAAAGATTCTTCTATATCTTCTGCCACAAATCTCCAGTCCGTTAAGAACGATTCAATCGTGATGGAGTAAGTAGTTTCTAGGTAACGGATATCATTTGTAATTAAGATGATGTACGTACCTGGAGCCAGCACTTCTGATGGATAGTCGTCCCCATTGACGCTTTCATCATCGTCATAATTGATTCCGGTTTCCTTATAAACGTAACCATTGTTGTTAATGGGTAGCTCCCTGCGGTACGTACCATTCTCAACAACATAAAAAGAAAGCAGAGTGTTCCTATTAGTGTTAGATGTTAATGCAAATTGGCTGTAATTTTGTGTAAATTGGATGGCACGGGGCTTTAATAATTTGAGTTTATAAAACGTCGATTGTTTGCGGCTTAAGCCACCGTGCGCATTATTTAACGTCAGTGTTCTAAATACAGACGTAAAATCGCCTAAATCAATCGGCGTGTTAATTGAATCCCCTGCCTGCGCTGGCAGAGGATCACTTCCAAAATAACTTGTGGGACCGTATGCAGTAGGACCAGTTCCGCCAGTGGGGTAGGACTCTACTGTTCCTAAATTGACGTAACCTAAATTAGTCGGCAGTGTCGTTAAAAACCTGGCCATCGCACATATTTAAACCAGTGTACAAGCCGTTTGTACGACCACTGGCTTGATACTTTTCTTCCATTATTGTAGCGCGCTCCGGATACATGCCTTCCATCTCCAGTGTTTCAATCAACTCATAGCTGAGAGATTTCTCCAAACACCGCAGCTCAAGCAAAGCTTCCTCCTTGGTGGGGAAATAAGAAGTCTGCTTTACAGTACCGCCGACATAAACGGAACCTGCATACTTAGGGTTCTTTAGGTGGTAGCAGCTAGGTAGAACCTGGCTGGTCTTTTGGGTCGGCTTTGAAGTATCCATAATTCAGCTGAACTTTTTCAATTTTAGTTGGCTCAGGTATTGATATTAGCTGGCTTAAACGCAGGTGGAGTGGGTTGCAGCACAGAATGTCGCAGCCCGGTTTGTGCAGAATTTTGTGCTTACCGGTGTAACCACGGGCAGTCCAGAACGCCACCCGAGCTGCAGACTGCATCGTCCCTTTGTGGAAGGGGCTTGGCATGTAGGCGGCTGTTTCTGTGTTGCCCTTCCGCGTGGCACCGGTCCAATGCCAGCACTCATCTGTGCCTTTGATGTCCACCTTGAGCCAGAAGTTACGGACTGTCCAATAGGTGTTGAAATCAAAGTTGCAGACATCGATGGTGCACCTGCCCTTCTTGATTTCCTCCATGCAGTCCAGGCAGTCTCCCATGAGTCCAAAGTTGCCTTTATGTACCATGTTGCCCTTGTGGTGCCAGGGGCAGCAGAGATCCTTGTGTTGATCCATTCTTTCTTGAACCTTCTTGGTAAGGGCCGGAGCTGAGGTAAGGATTTCTTGAATCCTTTGTTCCAGATCAACCGTCATAGGACTGACCCCGGCAGATGCGACCGACGACGTGTGTAGGCAGTCTATAGAGGCTTGCCAACTTGGCATACGTCCAGCGCCTAGGGTCTTCCTCCCGCTTCGATTTAATCTCATTAATAATTTTGAGACTTAATTTGAGACCAGATCTGCGTTGATGTTCCAACCGCACGTCAGCCCTGGTGCCATAGAAGTAGTGGTTGGGGTTAACGCAGTGCGGTGACTTGCAGATGTGACGCCTCACGATGACCGGCTTGAGGTCGTCATAAAACTGATCCACCAGTGCCAAACTTAAGACTCGTGCGTCTCGACCTTTGAATTGAGGCCTGCTGGGGTGGGTCACGGTAAAGCTTTCCAGTACGGAGTAGTCCGCTGCTTTGACGCACCAGCAGGATTCTTTACCGACAACTTCTTGAAATACGTTCAAAGCAGTTGCAAAAGCGATCAAATCTTCTGTAGATAGATATTCATCCCGGAAGATTGTGACGTAATCCATGATAAATCTTGCAGGGGAAGCCCAGGATAGGCCAAGAACCCAGTCGTGTCAAGGGTGAATTGGGACTGCCAAAAACGACAAAAAAAGCCCATATTTCATTCTATAGAGATTATTTGTTGTCCTTAGGTGTACGTTCCTAATTGTACTGATACATAGAACGGACACCTTGGGACCACAGTTACTTTCCCTTAAATAAAAAGTCCCTTTATTTTGGAAATTTTGGCAGTCCCTACACAACACTACCAAAACCCTTGTGGCACAACGCCTCTCAAATCAAGTCCAGCTGAGACTCAGTCACCCCTGCAGGCATCAGAAACTGTTTTGAAGTATTCCTCATAAGTTTCGGCACATGTTTGGGCGCAGTGCCATGGCTCCGTGTACCTACATAGCGATCCGGAGCTATTACAAACTCGATAAACCTGATTACCGTGACTATCAAAACCAAATTCAATCGTGGTCCCGTTCGGGTAAGTGGTAATGATGTCCATCAAATTCATTGGTCAGTGTTACTATTGTAAGAAAGGATTGTTGTAAACAAGTGGCTGGTTTTAATCCTCACGGCGGGAAGCGTGGACCCAAAGGTTTCGATATCCCAGCTGCTGTTGGCGGTTTCTTTGCTGACCGTGGCCTTAGGTTTGGCATTCCTGCTGGACGCTCAGCCCAAGCAGGCCAGCTGACCCAGTACAATCCCCCTGGATTTGATCCCAATAAACCAGTTACTGGAGCGGATCTGCTTCAGAGTGTTCGTGCCGTTGTTGGTGCTGACATCGGTGGTGATGGACGCAGCGACGAAGCCCGTGCTTTGGCGTCTCAATATGCGCCCAAACCGTTCCCAATGACACAAGAGGGTCAGTTTGATCGTTACTTCAAGACCCCCGAGATGGATTACGTTTTTGGCGCCCAGACTGGTAAGGGTCCAAAGACAGCAGCTGAGATGGTGACTTTAGGCACTCAGCGTCAAGCTCCGACCACGGCTCCTTTATCTGATTACTACCGCTCCCAGAGTGCATTGGGCCGCGTCAATCAGGAAGAAATCCAGAAGATGTATGCAGATCGTCCTGACCTGCAGAAGTGGGCAGCTGCTAATCCGATGCTGGCCCAACGGGAGTACATCAAGCGTCAAGGTGGTCGCCCCCTGGCGCCGGACCAAGAAACTGTGATGGGTGATCTGGGAAGTCGAGCCCAAAGTGAGACAGGTTATACACCTGAAGCCTTTGGTATGCCTGCCAACCCTGTGCCCCCGACTCAGCAACCTGGTCCTGGTGGCATGGATCAAGGTTCACGCGTTAGCTACTTCCGTGGTAGCGAGAACATCGCACCTCTTCAGGCGATGAAGACGACCGGAGAGGGGATGCCTGCATTCTCAACAACCAGTGGATCCCTGAGTGATGCCGCCGATGCATTTGTTAAGGCAATGAAAACCAAGTCTGGAGCTTTCGGGTCATGATGATTGACAACGATTTCCCAGTCGCTTACGAAACACCAAATCCAGCAGGTCCACGGGATGTGTACAAGCGTCCTGATGAAAGCAAAGAGAAGTATGGACCACCGCCTGAAGGTTTTCAGCGTCCTGTCCCCAGCAAGAAAGCAAAAGAATTTCTCCAGAATTATTTTGCCCAGAGGATTCCAGTGGGTGAGGATCCCATCTTCCCCATGGACCAAGAAGAGTTTAGCGATTATGTTCGTGGGCGCCTGGAGCAGCGAAAAGGGATCAATAATCCCTTACCAGAGGAAATTCGGCGTAGAATTCCAGGTATTAGAGCCCGGCTTGGCTTGGTGTAACAATGCCTACACAGTTGATCCGCAAACATCTTGAGGAGTTTGCACGTTGGCTGCGTAATCAACAAGACTATTGTGATTGGTCTGTAGGCATGGAGCCGATTCCACACGATAAAACCTGGATAAAGAAAGGATGTAAGAAGAATTGCGAGTCGTGTGAATGTAAAATTGTAAATAAGACAGACAATTAGTAGATCGTGGCTCAGACCAAAGCGCAATTAATTGACGGCAAGGGTGCGGTTGATTTAGGTGCCTTCAGTATTAGTGGTAGTGCTCCAGATAATTCTGTAAATCTTGACTCCAGCGGCAGGCTCTTAGTTGGTACGTCTACGAGTATTGCCGGCACAGGAGGCACCGCCGGACAGATTCAGCTACATGGAGCTTCAGGTAGCGGCGCGACACAATCCGTCAACAACTGGTCAAGTTCAGGAAGTGACCCAGCAAGGATTCTCCTTGGGAAGAGCTTAGGTGGCAGCGTTGGGACTCGTGGTGTTGTTACTTCTGGAAGTCATTTAGGTCTTATTCGCTTTGCCGGTGACGATGGCACTAATTTTATTGATGCCGCCACAATCTCAGCTTTTGTAGACGGCACCCCTGGCGCTAACGACATGCCAGGCCGCCTAGTGTTCTCGGTGACGAGGGATGGCCAGGCATCGCCAACTGAGGCGCTCAGGATTACAAATGGTGGAGCAATTTCTTGTGGGCCGCAAGTTAGCGGTGCAGATCTTGTTGGAACAGAAGCCTGCGGTTTTGCTGCAGATGGTACTTTTGCACCCGTTTACAAAATAAAATCTGCCTTAACTTCTAGCAAGTACGCCGCACTCTTTTTTAATGGGAATGGCCAAGTCGGCAACATTCTGATGAGCGGTTCAAGTACCGCTTACAATACCTCTTCCGACTACCGCCTCAAAGAAAACATCATTGCAGTCACTGACGGCATCACCCGCCTGCAGCAACTAAAACCAAGCCGGTTCAACTTCATCGCGGATCCCGACAAGACGGTTGACGGCTTTATTGCTCACGAAGTCCAGACCGTTGTTCCTGAAGCAATTCACGGAACCAAAGATGAAGTGGATGACGACGGCAATCCCGTCTACCAAGGCATTGACCAATCCAAGTTGGTGCCCCTGCTGACGGCTGCGCTGCAGGAAGCCATTGGTGAGATCGAAGCACTGAAGGCTCGTGTTGCTGCGCTTGAAGCGTCGTAGTCCCCTTCACTACCCGCCCTGCAGCTTTTCCCCCAACCACCACCCCATGACTGACACCTTCATCATCAGCGCCGAAGACAACGACGAAGACGTGACCGATCTGGTCAAGCACGTTGCCGAACAGGTCAATGGCGTGACTGTTGAAACCAAACCGGGCGGCTCCATCAAGATGACGGGTGGCGCCAGCATCACGATGAGCGCAGACGGCGGCATCAAGATTGGCTGAGCTTTTTAGTCTTTGACCCTAACGAACTTCTAATTTGCTCCTAATTAGGAGTTGCCTGTGATTTCAACCGATCCTGCAATCTGTTCAGGTCAACCTGTTTTTACTGGCACCCGCGTGCTGGTTTCCTGTGTTGTTGAACGATTGAGAGCTGGGCATCCTTTGCCCGAATTGCAGGCGGATTACCCAACGCTTAGTGCTGAGGCGCTTGCCACTGCAATTAAACTTGCCGTACAGCCTTAATCCTCATGGCAAAAGCCGCTGAACAAGTCCCAGGCGTTGATTTTCCCTTCACCAACTGGGACATCGCCAACATGGAGCGCACCATCGCTGATGGCGTGGTCTATACCGTCCACTACACCGTGACGCGGTTTGAGGATGGCGAACAGGCTGGCGCCTACGGGTCAATTGGTCTGGAACCGCCAGAAGCCGATCAACTCATCCCGTATGCCGACCTCGATAAGGCGACCGTGGTGGGCTGGGTGAAAGCTAATTTTGGCGATGAAAAGGTGGCCGAGATCGAAGCTGCCCTGTCCACCGCCATCCAAGAAAAACTGCACCCCACTAAAACCAACGGGGTGCCCTGGTAATGGCGGTCAAATCCAAAGTAGGAACCGCTCGCGTCCAACACGTCCCAGGTAAGCCGAAACGCACTCGTCAAGGACAGGGGCAACATTCCCTGCCTAATCACGGGCGCAAAAAGATGCGCGGCCAAGGTAAGGGCTGATGCCCAGCTGGCTCTGGCGCTCCATCGTCGCCACGTCCCTGGCGATAACGGTGGTCGCCACAACCCAGTGGGCATCCTGCCGTTTCTACATCCTGCCCAAAGTTGTGTGGCCCTGGTATGCCAAGTGGGTCGGCACACCCCAAGGCGGAATGATCGACCCAACACCCATGGGCTGCAACGACACAGATTCGCGTACCATCACAGTCTTGATGGGAGTTCTTACAACTTTGATTAGCCTTAGTAGGAAAGCAGAATGAAAAAGTGGACGATCGAATTAAAGAGAACTGGCGCAAGGTAAAAGATGCGCTTGAAACTGCCGGTAAAACCGATAGTTTCTTCTACCGTCGCGCCGCCGCAATCCTAAAAACTGGGCGCGACCCGGACGATCCTCCGGCACCGAATAAGATATAAAAAGATCCGTTGGGACCCGTGGCTGAAACCCCGTCAGGCAACAGTTTTTGGCGGGGCGTCAAGCAAGAAGCCACAGCCGGCCTCCTGGTACTTCTTGCCGGCGGCGCAATCACTGGCATCGGCTTCTTGGTTTACACAGTTCCAGCAAAACTCGACCACGTAATTCAAAACCAAGAAACCTTCAAAACTCGCGTTGGTGAGCTGGAAGACTCCGTTAAAGATCACGATGTTCGTATCATCAAACTAGAAATGCGCCGCTGATGCCCGTCATCCATTCCACTGACCATGGCAACGGCTTCACGCTGGATCAACTAGAGAACGAACGCGGCGAACTGTATTACCGCGCCTGCAAAGACAGCATCTGCCGCTACGCCGAAGACCAATACATCGCGGTGATGTATCTCGAAGGAATGGGCTGGGACCCTAAGCAACAAGACCCCCAGTAATCCAAAAAACAATTTGATCTTCCCGCTCGGGCGTCCAAAACGGCTGGCGCCTGTACCACTCCAGCCAATCCTCGGACGACTTGCCAATATTGCAAGCGAAGCAGCACGCCACCAAATTCCACTGGTGCGTAAGCCCTCCTTTCATCTTCGGATGCACGTGATCCAGCGTGGGATTCCGGTGCAGATCATCTCCGCAATATGCACACCGGTTATCCCATTCGCTGAGGATTGATTGCCTAAACCTTAACTTTGCCTCTTTTTTGTTTAAGTATTCGCCATCCTCGATGCGATGGTCCATACCGTGCAGTGGCTACTGGAACGGTAGCGGTAGAAACTATTACGTGCTCTAGACGTCTTCTCTACTACAGCTAAACTTTAGAAAAGCCTTCGCTTTTTTATGACCGACCAACAAATCGCCATTATTGCCATCATCGTTGCCGCCGGTAGCGAACTGATCGGCATGAGCAAACTGCGCTCCAACAGCTGGATTCAGCTGGTGCTGCAGGCGCTCCGTCTTATGTTCCCCAAGCGCCGCTGAGCCTGGAGGGCCTTGTCATGGCAACCAATAAGATCCGTCTCCACGACCTCTTCCGCTTTTACAAGGCCCTTCCCCACCAGACCGCTGCCATCAGCGAACTGGAAGCTCTGATCAATAAGACCAATCCGCATATCCTCGGCCGCGACCAGGGCTGGTTCAAAACCTGGAGTGTGGCCGGCAAACAAACCACCTTTCCCAATACCTGGGAAGGCATGATCGAGGCCGCCCGAGTTGCTGGTGCAAAGTTCCCCGAACTCGTGGCCGCCCAATGGGCACTGGAATCCAACCACGGAAAGTTGGTTTCAGGCCGCAACAACTTTTTTGGCCTTAAGGGTGAAGGTAGCGCCACCAAAACGCAGGAATTTATCAACGGCCAGTGGGTCACCATCACTGACAGCTTCATCGACTTCCCCGATGTGCTGGCGTGTGTGATGTACCTTGTCGACCACTGGTACAAGGACTACAAGCAATACAAGGGCTGCAATAACGCCGGCACCCGTGATGACGCCGCCCGCTGGCTCGTCAAAGAAGGTTATGCCACCGACCCCACCTACGCCGAAAAACTGATCGTGCTGATGAACCAGCACAGCGGTCTGACGCCCACACCAAAACCGAAAGAACGAATCCTCAAAGTCCCCTACGAATACCAACTGGGACCTGACGATGGCGCCCAAGGGTATCGCCAGTGTTTCAGCTCCAGTTGCGCGATGGTCGCCCGCTACTACGGCAAGATCTCCGGCGATTACGAGTACAACAAACTCCGCGCCCGTTTCGGTGATACCACCGACCCCAAAGCACAAATCGCCGCCCTCAAAGCACTGGGACTATCAGCCACCTTTGAGATGGACGGCACCATCGAAGAACTGGAGAGTGAAATCACCCACGGCTACCCCATGCCCTGCGGCTGGTTACACAAAGGCCCCGTCTCCAATCCAACCGGCACCGGCCACTGGAGCGTCGTGGTGGGATTCACGCCAACCCACGTCATCATGAACGACCCCTTCGGGGAGGCAAACCTTGCTGCCGGCGGCTACGTCAGCAACAAGGGTGGGGCCGGCGTGGCTTACTCACGTAAAAACTGGCTGCCCCGCTGGCTGATCGAAGGAAACGATACCGGCTGGTTCATGAAAATCCGCCCCAGGTAACTATGCGCCCCATCGAACACAGCACCGAGTCGTCCTTCCACAAGGCCGCCACCGACCAGTGGCTGATCGACCGTTTCAACTCGGGCGACTACCGTGGCCTCCTCGAAGCTGCCCTGGTACTCAACACTCTCCATCAGCTGGAGAAAACAAAGGCCAACTGGGCAATCCGCGAAGCAGCGGACAACCTAGCTGGCCAATTCGGCATGGACCGCGACTCGGCTTAGTCGCCCTGCTCCAGCTGCTGGATATACCCCTGGTATAGACCGGTATAGAGCGAGTGGAACGGATGCTCGGGCTTATCCCGGCCATCTTGTACATAAAGCTTGTCCAAGAAGTCGGAGCGCATCTGATCGACGCAAACCCGCGCCCAAGCCTGCGTCGCCCAATCAGCTGGTGTGCTCATCCTGCTTTTTCTCCACGAGTTTGAGTCGCCGATTCCGTTCTTCCCTGGGACCGGCGTGCGACCGCGCCAGCCTAGGCTTCACCGCCGGAATCGGCGGCACCTCCACCATGCAATTCGGGTAAAGATTCCTTGCCGCCTGGAGCGCGTGATTCAACGACAACCCCTTGAACAAATCTCGCTTGGCACCCCTACCGGGCATCCACACGGTCAGTTCGTAGGACTTCAACTGGGACGTCATTTCCAGGACCGTGGATAGGCGGGTTCTTCAATGCTATGAACAGCAACAATGCTGTCAGTACACAGAGCAACAACTTTTGCCGCCTCCACCGCCCTCTCGTAGGTGACCCAGCTGGAGGCATCTTCTTTGGTTGTCGTGTAGCCAATTCCGTTACCTGGACCGTAAACCGCTGTGACCCAACGATCCCCGGCCATAACCACATAACGCGTCATCGGTAATCAAAAAATTACTATGTAAGCCTAGTGACTCTACCGCACCAGCATCAGACTGTGACGACTTATCACTGCGTCTTATGCGTCTTGATCTGATCCTGTTTCTTCTTGCTTGGAGCGCATCCTTCCCTGCACCCGCCGCTGCACCGACTCAGCCCACGCAGCTTTATCTGCTGCCTCCGCCGCCTTGTAATCCGACGCCGGCAACGCTTTTTCCAACGCCGTATAAACCATCTCCCGCAACAACCCGGTCACACGCTTGCCTTCACTGGCAGCCAATTTTTCCGCCAGCTTGTACCGATGGCTGTCCAACAACAGCTGGCAATAAATCTTCGAACCGTGCTGGAGCGGCATGGCTAGCGGTCTAGTCTCCTACACAATACCATACTGAGACACACTAGACGCCCCAGCGCACATCATCGTCCACCTTTTTCCGCCACGAATTGGACTGAGCAAACCTCGCCCCATTCCTCTTCTGCCTGGAACCCCCACGAATTTGCCTGGCCCACTCCAAAAAAGCCGCCATCCGATGCAAATCCGCCGTCTTCGCCTGGCGCACCTCCCGCATCAACCACTCCATTACCAATTCGCGGCCAGTGCGGGCTGGACTCATAAGACGCAATCTGAGACTCGCATGATGGACTGGATCATGCAGCCAGGGTATTCATGCCGCACCATCTGCTGGGCATGGAACGCATCTGGCGCCACGACAAAGACGTCGAGCATCGGGCCGTGAAGGCGATACATCCTGACCCGATACTCAAAGTCTTGGCGCGTCACTTTGCTTGATCCCAGCTCAATCCGACCTTAGCCTCGGCCAGCGGCGGAATATCTCCAAGCCAGCGAGCCTCACATTCTTCCATGATTGTTTGCAGCTGAAGCGCCCAAGTTTCAGCGTGTTCTTCTACGACGAGCAAGATGATCTCGTCATGCACCACGCCGGCCAAGCGCACGATGTCCTCCCCGTCTGCTCTAAGGAGCGGCCACAACTTGCTGAGCGTAAGTTTGAGCACGGCGGCACCAGCTCCCTGGATGGGAGTGTTGCAACGAGTGGTGAGTTTGTTGTTCTCGCCCGGAAGAAACCGCCGGAGCCCCGATATGCGGATGTTGATAGATGGATTGTTCGTAGCCGCATCAGCAGCGCGAGCATTTTTGTACTGCCAATCGTGGATCCCCGTATAAGCAGCGTGGAACTTTTCCCGCACTTCTTTCGCCTCATCAATATCCATCTGGATTCCCATTGTTGCTGCATAGTTTCTGAGTCCTTTTGCACCGCTTCCGTATAACAAACCGAAGTTGGCCGACTTTGCAATCTGCCGCTGTTCCTTCGTAACCTCATCCTCGGCAACCCCGTAGATCTGCATCGCCGTAATCGTATGCAGGTCTTTCCCCTGCTGGAACGCCTGAGTCATAAGCGGGTCTTGAGCTTCGGCAGCCGCCAGCCGCATCTCCATCCCGCCGTAGTCCGCTACAACCAGTCGCCAACCAGCTGGAGCCTGCACGCACGCCCTAAACCGCTGATCCCGTGGAATCTGTTGCAAGTTGGGACTCATGCAACTCATCCGCCCAGTATCAGCCCCCATCTGCAAATAACTGGCACGAATAAAGCCATCTTTCGACAAATTCTTTAACAAAGTCTCCGCCATCTGCCGCCGCTTTTCTACACGCTTCCACCGCAAATAATCAGCAATAACTTTATGTTCCGCCACATACTCTTGGAGCGCAGCCTTACTTGCACTTTTCTTTTCCGTCTTTGGATCAATCGGCGGTTCACCCAACAACGCGGTGAACTTCTTGAGCAACTGCACCGGACTATTTAAGTTAAAAATCTCGGCGTCAATCTTTTTACCTTTCGCTCCAGGCTTTGTCTGGTACAGCAGTTTCCCGTCCAACCCGCGACACAGTTTGGCGCCTTCGGGCAGTGCAGCATCAAAGTCCTCGATGAACTTCTCGCCGATCTCGTGGTGCTCGATGTCGAGGTCTTCGATTAGTTGAATAAGGGAATCCTTATTAAAGGGAAGGCCGGTTCGCCATAATTGCGCCATCGCCGGCAATGCCTTGCACTCCAGCTGCCACGCCGGATAGAGACCACCAGTAGCCATCCGCTGTGCGACCTGCCGCTCCAGCTCGGTCAATACCACCACATCCTTGGCGGCATAGGCCATTTGGCTCTCGGTGAGATCACCCGACCAATCACTCTTCTGCTCCTCCTTGGAGATCTCCTCCTTGAGATACCGCTTCACCACATGCTGGAGGCCGTGCTTGACGTTGGCCAAACCGTTGGTGAGCACCCGGCTGGCGAGCATGGTGCACAAGATCGTGCCAGCGGGATAGATCTCATATTCCTGGAGCCAACCCAGATCAAACACCGCGTTGTGCGCGATCCAAGTGCGCTCGGTCTCAAAGAACTGCTCCAGCTCAATCCAATCGTTGGTCTCAAGCTGGAAGCAGTCGATCACAACGGGCGCCTGCCCCAGCGTGCACAACTGCAATAACCGTAACCCGCCAAATGTCGGCTGGAGCCCAGTCGTCTCCACGTCAAACGCAACCGTTTTCGCCCCCTCCAGAGTGGAGAGGTGCTCGATGCCAAAAAGGATTTCCATGCCTGGTAGGGCTTGTACTCTCCTACTCTAGCAGATCTCCAAGCTCGCGGGCAGCGCACAATTCGGCAAGGACCGTCCCACCCTCGGGAAACCCCAACGTGCAGCGGTGGTACCAGTGCACGCACCGCCGGCATACGCCGCCATCCTCCAGCGGCTTGTACTTCTCCAACATTGTCTGCAGTCGGCGCTCCTCTTTTCCTGCATCACTGGCGCGATAACAGGTGAAGCACTCCACGGCATTTGTAGTCGCCCGGCCACAGGTAATACACGGCCGGCTGTTGATTGGGATGCCCATCAGAAAAACTTGATTCGTAAAAATCCAGATAATCGTTTCAGCTTCCCGGTGCGTGTGTGCTGCGCCGCCCCATCGGGCAACTCAACCTCGACTGTGAAGACTTTGTGCCCGCACGCCGGACACTCTCGCTGGCGCAGAACCGACTCCGCGGTATCCCGGCAACTCCGCGCCACACCCATCCGCTCAAAATCACACCTGCTGCAGCGCATCAGATGATCGTCTTGGTCTGATGGTTTGGATCCGACTCATCCAAGTGACACTCCGGCCCAAAACCAGTGGCTAGTAGCTCATCGGTTAGCGCCAAAGCAGGTTGTGGATCATCAACCACCATTTCATTAACGTCAAAACTCTTTAACCACTCTCGAAACTGATCGCCAGTCGGTGTTTTAGCCGGCCAACCCACAAACTTCAGCAGTTGTTTTTGCTCACGGAACGCCATGCTGACGTGAGGCTTCCACGCAATAAATAACGCCCCATTCCAACGATCCCACTGGCGCACAACAATCAAACCCGGTACCTGGAACGAACTCGTTTTCATTGTTAGAGGTAGATGTTGGCCCAGGTAATCAACTCTTTCCGGTTGAACGGTCCAGCTGGCTCACCATCCGGCAACTTGACCGTGTACGTCGGCATGTCGTGGGGCTGCTTCTCAACCCACCCACCTTTCCGGTGCACGGCATACGTCACCAACTTGATCGTGCGAAACCTAGTCGGCATCGGGCAGTGCCTCCAGTGCACGGCAAATAGTGGCCTTGTCAACGATTGGATCGGAACACAGTGATCCGCTGTTCAACCGAGCAAGTGCAGCCAATGCCTTTTCCTTCAAACTTGGCGACTTAGGGCGGCGGGCGGCGCGGATTTTGTTGGCAATGGCTCGGGTGCTGTAAAAACTTACGTCAGCTAAGCACGCCTCCAACTCCTGATCAGCGCCCCAGCGGGCGGCTTGGATACAAAGCAGTTGTTCGCGCTGAGGAAATTTGTAACCGTCGAATACACCAGAGGGTAATGCTGTTCTCCACTCTTGCATCAGCTCCGGCGGCGGGGTAATCGGGTGTTGTTCAGTCATGGCGATAAGGCTCCGTAGCCAACGTGTTAATCAACCGGTTCAAGTACCAGCGACATTTTTCCGCATCTTCCAGCGGATCTTTTTTCAACCACATCCGGCTGAGATACTTCAGGCACTGCCACTGGAGCGCACCAGTCACAGCATCTGGAGCGTGCTGTACCCAGTCCTCCAGTACCTCAATAACCTCCATCTTTCCGGAGGTGTAGTGAGACGGATGATTAACAACATCCGTTACGTCAACTTGAAATTCGTTCATCCTTTAGAAGCCTGTACTTGGGTGTCGCCGTAATAACGGCCAGTCTTTGAATAGTCCTTGCTCGGCAGCAATGTCAGCGTGTGGAACACAATCTGCCCAATCCGCATCCCAGGCCACAACGGCACCGCGTGCATGGATCGAGCGTTCTGCAATTCCAGCGTGAGCCTGCCGGCGTAACCGGGATCGACGTACCCCGCAAGGAGATGCTCGATCCCTTCACGCGCCCGGCTGGATTTGAGCGCCAGCTGCCCAGCAATACAGTCAGGCAGCCGGAACTCCTCCAACGTCTCCGCCAGCACGAACTCATGCGGCTGGAGCATGAACGGTTCTTCCTCCGTGTGCCCTGCAATGGAGCGGTGGACTAACTGGTAGGTCAACGGCGACTCCACCAGCAAGTTCTCGCCGAGTCTCACATCGAGACTTGCGGGATTCACCAACTCCACCTGGAACGGCGTCACGAGATCACGCCGCGCCAACGCAAAGATGTCAACGTCCGAAAGAACCGCCACCGTCAGATCACCACCGTGGTCGGCTGATCCTGCTGGAGCGACACATGTTTCCAGGTCTTGCCCCACTTGATGCAGTTGATCGTGGTGCTGTGCACGCCAAACTCACGCGCAATCTTGGCCACCGACTTACCGCCAGCCTGCAACTGGCGCTTGATCTCCAGCACCTTCTTCTCCGTCAACGCCGCCCGCGTCTTGCGGCTGGACTTACGAGTCTTACTTTGAGACTGGCGTACGGACTTTGTACGGACAATTTCCTCGCCGGCGGGCAGCGGGATGGTCTGCTGGGGCTTGTTCAGGTCGATCTCAACGTGCTGGGCAGCGTTGATAGCAACGAAGGCTTGCTCCAGGGCAGTGGTGATCTGCTGGAACTGCTGGTCAGAAAGAATGTGCATGTTCATAGGTCGAACGGGTTGAAATGTAACACAAGAAAGCCCTAGTGCAGGGCAGTACCGATGTAGAGGATGCCAATAGCAACGGCTGTAAAGACGCAGACGGCGAGGGTGAAGACAGTCATCGGTTCTTCAGGGCTATCTCGATAGCAGCCTGAAAGTAGCGGGCAATTTTCATGCGCCGATACTCGGTGCTGGCCTCCTCACTGTTCTTGTCCTCCATCTGCTGGTGCTTCTCCATGGCTTCCTGGAGCGCCGCCCGTGTCTCCACGTTCAGCAACTCCAGATCACGAAGCGGCATATCGGCAATGCCGTCAAGGTGGACGGTCTTACCCAGCAAAAACGAGCGGTAAAACGGAGTGATCGAAGTGTCAGTCATCAAGCGAAGTAGCGTTTACGTTGTTCCTCGACCCAAGCGTCGTATTCCGCTGGGTCACTGAAGCGATGCCTGAAGACCTCAGGCACCACAGTGCTGGAGCGTAACGGCTGGCGGCGTATCTGGGCGAGATCGCTCCAGCTGTAACCGCGTGATTCCCGGTAATACCGGTCATAGGAGTCTGTGTTCATGCAAAAAATCGGGGATCTTGCTGCCTCACCGAGATGAGACCACTGAGACGCAACTTGAGAATCTCGTAGATGGCCAGTTCGGCGAGGCGGCTGGAGCAGATGGTGTCGCTGGTGGCGAACACGTAGATGAGGTGGCGGTAAAGCTGGGTCAAAGTTTGGATCTTGACCCAGTGGGTATCGCCGGGGATCGGTTCGGTGCCGTATTCCCAGTCGTCGTAGTCCGGGGCGTTACGAAGCTCGCGGGCTTCAGTCGTACCAATCGCTCTGGTCGATTGGTGCCCAGTCGTCGACGCGCTGGGAGAGGAGTTCTCGGAATCCGGCATCGCTGGAAGGGATCACATCCTCTTCGTGAAGCTCGAAGGAGCCTCGGCACAAGGCAGGCCCCCACTCTGCTGGCTCGAAATAACTTTGCGAGCGCACCAGGACAGCATCATCAACAAGGGCATCGACAACGATGCGGCGGCCGCCGTCTTCAAAGCTAATGGAGTCAATTTCAAGTACCTGGCTCACTGGGCCTCCGTAGCAGTTAAGCGCGTTTCGATGTTGTCCATCCACTGATCCCAGCTCAGCTTCAAGAACATTTCCAAGTCCTGGAGCTGCTCCAGCTGGCGCATGTCGTAGGTGGGGTCCAGGCCAGCCGCTTCGATGTCAGCGATCTTCTGCTGGAGCCCGATCACGGTCCAGTGGACGGCGAAATACCAGGGGCTGAGCTTGTGGTTATCGACTGGAGTTTGAGTAAAGGCTTCCATTTGTAATAAAGAAACAGGGCAGCCCACGTGGTGTGAGCTGCCCTTAGTGTTACAGACGAATGGCAGGGGTGTCAAGCCCTAGGTCGGAACCCCGAGGTCTTCCGGCTGGTACTGGGTCAGCACGCAGACGTCAGCCCCCTGTGTCAAGGCAGTTTGCACGATGTAGTGGAACTGCGCCTGGGCATCCGGGCACTCCTCGATCTGATACTCCTCCACCTCGTAGGTCATGCCGCGGCGGTACCAGGCAACCCGGATCACCGCCAGCAGCTCGAACGGGATGTCGCCCACCGTGTAGCCCAGGGTGGGCTTCCTGGGACGCTTCGGCGGCGCTGGTTCCGGCTTAGCCACAGGTTCCCTCCAGATCAGCCACGCGGCAGCCCGCATGAGCCCTAGGAAAAATTTAGGTACGGCGGAATTAGCCATTAACGAGATCTAGGGATGGATCTGCGAACGAGTCCAGAACCTGCTCAATCTCTTCCGGTTTCCAGTGATCCGTAAATCTTTTGAAGGCGTCCCAAGTGAGACGCTCAACAAGATTGGAAACAGACCGCCGATCTTGGGTCGCCAAGTAGCGAAGGCAGGCGGCGGTCTTGGGGTTGAGAGAGACAGTTGTGCGGGGCATAAAAGTTATGCGGGACTGCACAAGCCTACATAACTATTCCCACATTTGGGCGGCCTCAGCCATGAGTTGCTCCAGCTCCTGGGACGAACGCCGGTCCTCTCGCGTGAAGATAACGGTGTCCAGCTGTCCCAAATCGTCAAAAGCGTTGTCCTGCAACGGATCTGCCTGATTTGGTTGTCCCATTTTGTCCCGTTTTGTCCCAACTTGTCCTCTTGCCGTCTCGGAAGCAGGTTTGGGACAACTTGGGACAAACTGGGACAAATCAGGACAACCGGTTTCGTCAGAATCCGCTCCAGCACTGGATTCTTCTTCTTTGGGACAGGTTGTACCTCCTCCCCCCCTGCGCGCGAGAACTGCTGAGTACCTCTTGCTGGAACGATCCCCCTCAACAGCAACCAAACCTCGGTCGATCAAACGCTGGAGCGATTTCGCAATGGCGCTGACGCTGCCACCCAGCAGTGGATCAGCGTTCAATTCCGCCTTGGTCATCGGCGTGCCCTTGGTACGCAGCCGCTGGAGCACCCGGTCGATGATCGACGCGGGACTGGCGGAATCAACGCCTTCCGCAGGTGGCAGGTCCTGGAGCGAAAAGGTCAGGTCATCCTTCTGGCGCAGGATCAGCTGCTTGCCTTCGTTGCCTTCACGGCTCTTGCCGATGGTGATAAGCCGCGCAGAGGCCCCCACATGCTCCAGCTCGGCCTTTTCTGGGCGCTTGATAGCCCAAGACTCATCCACAGCGTCCTGGAGCGCCGAGGTGCCCCTGAAGTCGCCACTCTTGGCCGCGTGGTGGATAAAGACGATGGTGGTAGCCGGGAAGCTTTCACCGTTTTCGGCGCTGTACCAGTAGATCGGCTCGGCATACTCCGCCTTGTTCTGGTCGTAAGCGCAGCCCCGCATACAGGCCGTCACCGAATCCCAGACCACCAGCTTGGGGCGATGCTCCTCGATCTGCTGGATAAACCACGGATACCAAAGCATCGAAACCTTGTTCTGAACCACCACTGGGTCGTCAGCGGTGAAATCCAGATCCTTGAACTGCTTACGCATCCGACGGCTGTTTTGATCGCCGTTAAGCCAGAGCACCTTGCCCTGTTCAACTGGTACTTCAGCACCACGCACGGAGAACGGAATACCACGAGCGATGTGTTTCGCCAGCGTCAACACCGCCATGGTTTTGCCGCAACCACCCCGCCCGTGGATCAACACGGTGCCGGGTTTCGGCAGCAGATCGGGAATCAAGTATTCGATCGGCGCATCCTCCAGGGCAAAAATTTCCTGCAGGCTGCCTCCTTGGGATCCACGGCGATACTCCTGGTCCGCAATCAGCAGCCGCACAACAGCCGCCGCCTCCCGATAACCAGCCTCCAGAGCGATCTCATGGAGTTTGTGCTGCACTTCTGAGGGATTCGGCAGCGCCATCGCATCGGTGGCACGCTTGACGATCTCTTCGTGCGAAAGACCAGTGGTGCGAAACCGCTGCACCCGGTCTTGCTCAGCACTATCAACAACCTTCCGCAGATCCTCCGACAGCCACAACCGCCCAGGCATCTGCTGGTCCGCCATCCAGAACAGCGTCCCAAGGCTCACCGGCCCCTTCCGAAAACTCTTCCACGCGGCTTCGCAAGGATTGCCTTCAGCCCAATCCTGTGAAAATTCGGGGTCTTCCGCAGACCAAGCCGACCACAGCGTCAAACCAAGGTCAGTCGGCAGCTCCGAGTGGATCGCCATCCCCACCTTCACCCAGTGATCCCGGCTGCCAGCGCCTTGCCCCGGAATCACCTTCAAGGCGGACTGGATAATCTCAGCCACCTCAGCCGGGTCTCGATCCGAGAAATCCAGTGCCTTGCGGTTCCTAATGAAGCCGGCATCCTCCACACCTTTACCGGCACGCTCCTTCATCTCAGCGATCAGCCAATCCGGCGCCTCTGGAATCGCGTCCAGATCGCCCTCAAAGCCATACATGCCCGCCGGAGCCTTCCCATCACTGGAACCCGGATAAGCCCCGTAGAGGACCCCCTGACGGCCCCAGAGCACCTCATAACCCGATCCTGTATCCGACAGGCCGAAGCCCTGCACAGAGCCCCACAGAGCCTCTGGAACGCGAAACAGATACTTCGCCGCGTTCGCCTTGGTGGAAGTAATAACTGGAGCCCCCTCCAGCGATTCCCCCCACTTCTTTTTGAGACGACTGAGATTCCGATCCACATCGAGAATCACGAGTCCCCTACTGCGACCGCCAGTAAAAACACCGACGGCCTGGAACACATCCGGCTTCCGCTCGATCTGGAGCGCCACATCTGCCGGCGTCATCACGTTGTCGTGACTGTGCTTTGTGGGCGTCTTGCCTTTACTGACTGAGCCTGAGGGCAGCATCTCGCCCTTGGCGTAAATCGGGGCATACGCAAACCCAACAGGCAGCTGGCGCACAAATGCCAGCAGCTCTTGCGTCTTATGCGACACGTTGTTAGACTCCTACAGGAATGTTTACTCCGCGCCCTGGCTGCCGTACGCAGCTGGGGCGTTTTACTAGGCTAGCCATCCCGTCAAGAACGTGTTAGTGTCATACACGTTGCCCACGGGCGACCATCCAAAACCGAGAAACCTCAATGGGATTCCTCTCTAAATCCGCCTCCGCCAGCGTCAACAGCAGCAACAGCGGCGGCGGTTACCTCAGCCTCAGCAAGCTCCCCGACGGCGGCTCCGTCCGTTTCGCGCTGCTCTCCGACGAACCGCTTGAGTTCTACGAGAGCTGGGGCACCGCCAACGGCGCCTCCAAGCCCTTCCGCTTCGACTTTGAGCCCACCTACGAGGACGTGGTGGCTGAGATGGGCGAGTTCGAGCCCCGCGAAGGCCGCGGCGGCCCCGGCACCGCCGACGTCAAATTCGCCATCGCCGTCCCCGTCTACAACTACGAGTCGGGCAAAGTCCAAGTCCTGCAGATCACCCAGAAGTCCGTCCTCAAGGAACTGGATCAGGTGTCCCAGATGGAGGACTACGAGAACCTGCTGGAGTGGGACTTCACCGTCAGCAAAAAAGGCTCCGGCCTGCTGACTGAGTACACCCTCCGCCCGGTCCCCCGCAAGAAGGGCAGCCAAGAGCACATCGACGCCGCCTGGCTGGAAGCCAAATCCGAAGGCTTCGACATCAGCCGCCTACTGACTGGAGCCAACCCTTTCAAGGCTGCCTGAACGCCACTAAATAACACCGCCCCGCCATAGCGCGGGGCTTTTTTAGTGGTATTATCAAATTGGGAAAGAATAACTAAATGCCTTCCAACACCCAAGACACCCTGGCAGAACTACGGAAATGGCGACTGGAGCGTGATGACACCGGCCCCTTCCGCGTCTACCGGGACATCAAGGGCAACATTTACCATAGTGTTACACACATCCTAAAGGAGACCAGCGACAAAACCGGCCTGGAGCGCTGGGCCGCCCGCTTGGGACCCGTAGAAGCTACCCAACAGCGCAATGTTGCCGCCACCCGAGGCAACATGGCCCACAACCAAGCGGAATATTTGCTCAAAACTGCCCAACAGCTGGCGCGTTCCACCGCAAATAAGCGCAACTCCATCCGCTGGGACGATCAAGGGCTGGCGCGCATCCCAATCCCGATCACCCAGTGGGCACTCAACCGGGTCCGCCCCAATGTTCCCCGTGTTGGCTGGAGCGCATCAGGCTATGCCCGCGGTTTATCTGACTGGATCGCCGAGAACGTCACCGAAATTTTCGCCAGCGAATTTTCCATTCACCACCCCGCCGGCTTCGCTGGAACAGCAGACGCTTTACTCACCATAAAAGGTAAGCAAGGCATCTATGTTTGCGACTGGAAAACTAGCGTGGGACGCAAAACCGACTGCGACGATAGGCTTCCCAAAGGCCATTCATACATTGACCAGTGTGGAGCCTATTCACTGGGACTTAAATATTTGACCGGCCTCCAACCTGCTGGGGCAGCCATCATTTTGGCCCGCCGCTGTGGCACACCCAACGTTCATTTTATGAATGAAGATGAACTAATCGAAGCTGAAGATTCATATCTGGCACGCGTTGCCAGTTACTTTGAGAACCTGGAGCTTACAAATCCCATTCAAGTCTCAGGCTGAGACTTACTGGTACAATGGTTGCCTGAGCGTGGTTGGCGCCACCTCAGGCCGGACAACCTACCTAACAGGCCGTCATGTCACAGTCTACATACCCTGCTGTTGAACTTCTCTGGGAGAAGTACAGCTACAACCCATTCACTGGAACGCTGCACAAGCGTAAAAGCGGCATTCAGGTAAAGGGCTTCAAGACGTCAAACCAGCGTGGCTGGTGCATTCATCTGACTTGGAACGGGAAGCGCATTCAGACAAGCTATGGCCGGGTTGTTTATGCCTGGTGCACTGGCGTATGGCCCATTCATCAGATCGACCACATCAACCGCAACCCCCGGGATAACCGCATTCATAACTTGCGGGATGTAACTAACCGGGAGAACTGCCAGAACCGCGGCAACTTCGGCCACTGGCTGGAGCGCGAGCAGTGCTGGCAGGCCCGTATCCGGATTGGCGGGAAGCTTAAATACCTAGGCCGGCACAAGACAAGGGAAGCCGCCCAACAAGCTTACCGGGAAGCCTGCCAAGCGTACGGGTTGCCAGTGCTGGAGCGTTAGCCGGTGCGCTTGCGGGCCTTGCCGGCATCCGAGCGCGTCTTGCGGCTGGAGCCTGCGGCCGGCTTGCGGCGTGTTGCTGGCGCTGGTGCCGGATCATCGGTGCGCGTAAAAAGTCCCGCAATCTGTGGAAAAAGTTCTGCGGGTATGTCGGCGCCGCGGTTGACCCGCTGGCAGTCTCGCCAATACGGCACCAGTTCCCGCCAGAGCTGGAGCGGGCCTTCCTTGCCGTGGGCCTGCTGGAGCGTTAGCAGGTCTGCCCAATCGGTCGCCTTAACCGTGCTGCGCTCGATTGCCCAGCGCAGGTCGCGTAGCTGGCGCTTTTCGAGGCGCAGCTGTTCGCGCTCCGCTTCCCGCTGATCAACTGCAAGCTGTTTGCGCTCGCGGGTGGTGTTCCATTCTCCGCCGGTCACGCTTCCACCTCCCAGCGGGTGATCACGTGCTGTATCAACTCGCGAGTGTGCTGGCACCGTTTCGCTTCCACGGTGTCGCCGGTGCGATGAAGGTGGGCAGCGGCGCCATGTAAGGCCCGCTCAATCCGTAGCCAGTGCTCACCCGCGAGGGTGACGGTAACGGTCTTGCCTGGTGTGGGCATGGGTGGATCCTGCCGGGGTTCGGCTGAGGGTTCGCCTGTAACAGTAGCACGGCCGCGCCAATGCGCTGGGGGTGGCCTGGTGTGGTACATTACGGGGGCACTACGGCAAACCATGCCATGCAACCCCAAACCCCCAAGGCCAGCCCCGCACTGTTGGAGCGGATCGAACGGCTTACCGGCTGCGCTGGCCATTGGTGCCTGATTCGGGACGGTGAGCCCGAGCGCGACGGCTTCGGCGCGTGGCATCAGTCCCCAACGGATCACCTGCAGACTTGCCTCGCTGAACGCTGGCGCGGCGTGTCGTTAGGTTTCGTCCCCAGCTGGTGCGGTTACAGCGATTACGCCAGCACCGGCCTAGTGGGCAAGGCGAACTTCAACGTCCTAACCGATCCCGCCAGCACCCCCGACCCCCACGGCGGCATCCTTACCGTTAGCTACGGCTGGAACGGTGAGGGTGTGGCGCTGGACTTGCTGAGGGTTCCGGCGGACGTGCTGGAGGCGGTGGAATCGCTGGAGAGTTACCCCCTGTTGTCTGAGGATGAGCACTCCAGCCTGGAACTTGCGGCGCAAGATGAGGCATGGCCGGAGGTGGAGCGGGACTTCCTAAAAGACCTGGCGCGAGAGCTTCAGACCTACGCGCCGGAGGATGCCGACCCCTATTGGGCAGCCGACACCCTAGAGATCTTCTCGGAGGATGGGGCCGTGGCGGAACTGTTCCGCACCGTGGCTGATCGCGCCGGAATCTATTGGGAGGCAGACGACTATTGCGGCCAATGGATCGACGCCCGCAAGGTAGCCGCCGCAGTCACCCGGGAAGAACTGGCGGAACTGGTGCGGTTGCCGCTGTTGGCACCAGATCAGGAGTGGCGCCGCGAACCTTACCCGTGGCCGGACGGTTCCCGCGATCCGCTGGCGCCCGCGCTGGTATGACGGCCGGCTGCCGTGCTAGTGTTTCACACGAGACCCCAACCCTAAGGCTCACCTATGGCAAACACTTTCCAATGGACAGGCTCACACGTCGACGGCTCCCGGGCCTGTGCGGTGGTGCGCTATTCCGGCCCCACCAATACCCGCGGCAGTCGTTGGCTTGCTTCGATTAAGCGGGACAATCAGAACACCTGGCGCGGTTCTGCCACATTTGAGGAAGGCCCCATCACCGCAGCGTTGCGGGCCGCCAGCAAGGCTAGCGTTGAGTGGCAAGCCGTCACCTGCCACAGCATCGACCCCGACACCTATTGCGTGGGGTTCTGATGCTGTACAACGTGTGGCTTTTACGTGAGGACGGCAGCCCGTCTCCGGCTGGCCCTTCCCGGATCACAGCTTCCGGGATTGTCGATGCTCAACGTGTGGCCCTGGCCACGCTGCAGGAGTTACAGGCTGCAGGTGCGCTCACCGGCTGGAGCGTTAAGACTGTGACGGAAGCGGGCTAAGTCGGCACCGGCAGACCTTACGGCACCGCTCCGGCGGTGCTTTTTTATGGGCGCCAGAGGTTAGCATGAGGCCAGATAGTTTGTGATGCTAACCGTGGAGGATTCCACCGGCCAGGATGTAAACAAAGAACCCCTGACGGTGGCGAACGATCCCACCAAACGGTGGCGCGGCGGCAAGGGTTCCCAGGTTCGGATGGATGAGCGGATGAACTTCGCCTATGCGGCGATGCTGGAGGGTGGCACTAGGCGCCAAGTCCTGCAGAAAGTGATGGATCGCTTTTCGGTGTCTGAGGTTACGGCGGGCCGAGACTATTCGGCTGCCATGCAGATTCTTAAGACGGAACAAATCGAGACACGTGAGAATCTGCTAAACCAAATACAGGCACTGCGTCTAGCTACGGTTCAGAAAGCTCTCAGAAAGGGCCAGCTTCAGACTGTGGCGATGCTGTTGAAAGACATGGGCGCTGTCATCGGTGAGGCCGCACCGGAACAGCTGGCGCAAGCGGCGCCCCAGCTGTCGATCGTTGTGGAAGATAAGCGGCAGCCGTCTTAGGTTGAGACAGTAGACAGCGCACCAGCTGGCACAAACCGCCCTAGCCGCGGCCGCATCCGGTTCTATTGTCATAGGGAAGCAAACACAGCTCACCCATGCTCTATCGCGCAACCTTCCGCTACCCCACCACCAAGGCCGGCGGCGTTACCGGTTACGGCTTCTACCTGGAGGCCGCCGACCTGGAGGCCGCCACCGCTAAGGCCGCAGCCCGTTGCTCCGCAGCTGCCACGCTTGAGTCCGTGACCCTGGCCCCCCAGGCCTGCCAGCGATGAGAGCCGCCATCGTCGCCGGGCTGCTGGTGCTGGCCGCCAGCTGCACCGCTCCAGCGCTCACCCTTGCCCTCCTGGCCGCCGCCGCTGGCGTGGCGAGACCGCTGCGGGTTTGATAATCGTTCTCGTTCTCGCCCCAGGAAAAAAGAAACTTTCCGGGGCGAACACTTGTACTATTCGCAATAGGGGGGAGAGTTGCGAAAATAGTACGCTTGTACGGGGGTGCGGGGAACCTACTGGTACATTCGCAATTCCTTCCTCTGTTACACACCGGGGGCAGGGGTCGAAATCGTGTAATACCCTAGAAGGTACCCGTCTACTACAAGATGCCCGAAGCGGCTGGTGCACTAACGCTGAGATACGCCCAAGGCCAAGTCTTCAACAGCCGCAAACGCTTCAGAGTGCTGGTTGCAGGCCGCCGCTTCGGCAAAAGCTACCTCTCGTGCATCGAATTATTGCGTGGGGCGATCGAAAGGCCGGGCGAAACTTTCTTCTACGCGGCCCCTACATACCGGATGGCGAAGGACATCGCCTGGAAGGTAATGAAAAAACTGGTCCCCAAAGCCTGGATCAAGAGCAAAAACGAGACCGACCTCAAGATTGAACTCGTCAACGGCTCCACCATCGAACTAAAAGGCACCGAAAACGCCATGGCCCTACGCGGCCGAAGCCTCGCTGGCGTGGTGCTCGACGAAGCCGCCTTCATGTCCAGCGACGTCTGGTTCGAAGTCATCCGCCCCGCCCTCGCCGACAAACAAGGCTGGGCACTCTTCATCTCCACGCCCGATGGCACGGCCAGCTGGTTCTACGAACTCTGGCAATATGCCGAAACCGGCGATTCCGACTGGAGCCGCTGGCAATTCACGACGATCGACGGCGATAACGTCCCACCGGAAGAAATCGAAGCCGCCCGCAGCCAACTCGATGCTCGCACCTTCCGTCAAGAATTTGAGGCCAGCTTCGAGAATCTCAGCGGTCTCGTTGCCGTCTCCTTTGGAGACGAAAACATTTCCACAAAAGCAGTCGACATCCCCGCCTTGCCACTGATGGTGGGCGTGGACTTTAACAACGATCCGATGTCTGGAATCGTCGCCGTCCGCCACGACAACAACCTATTTGTCATCGACGAAATCATTTTGACCGGCGGCGCCACCACCTGGGATTTTTGCGACGAACTAATCAGCCGCTACGGCGTAGAGCGCCGCATCATTACCTGCCCAGACCCAACTGGAGCAGCCCGTAAAACCAGCGGTGTCGGCTATACCGACCACAATATTCTCCGCAAATCAGGCTTCACTGTCTCCAGTCCCCGCTCCCCCTGGAAAATCCGCGACAAGATCACCTGCGTCAACACTGCATTACTAGATGCCGCCGGCAACCGCCGTACTTTTATCCATCCCAAATGTAAAGAGCTAATCAAGTCCCTCCGTACTTTGACTTATTCCCCTGGCACTGGCCTCCCCAACAAAAACCTTGGCGTCGACCACGCCTTTGACGCCTTTGGGTATATGTGCCTACAAGTCTTCAACCTCGCCAAACCCGAAACCCTTGGCTCGACTAGCTATCGAATTTACTAATTAACAACTGCACAGCATCTCTAGCTTCTTCAGCAGTATCAAAACTGGGCGTCGAGTATAACTTCTTATCTCTACGGATCTGCCCTACCCACTTACGTTTACGCCTATAGACATTTTTAAAGGGAGACTTGCGTCTTTTATGTCCCTTTTGATTAGCTACATTCTGCCCCCTTTTAACAAGCCGCAAGTTACACCATCTATTATCTAAACCGTTTCCATTTATATGATCTACCATTAAACTGCCCGGATCTTCACTGGTCATATACATCCAAATAAGACGATGTGCATAGTAATTAATCCCCTTAAACATTCCCGCATAGTAATACTTTGTACTGTTTGATCCTGCCGTGGGGCGATTTTTACTGCCAAAGCGTGTCCCAGCAACTACTCGACACCGAGGATCAGGCAACTGCCATATCAAGTCCCCAGTTGCTGGATCGTAAAACAAACATTCTTGCAAGATGTCTTGGGGCGGAAGGGGTTTCGGCATGACTTGAACAGACTGTATGTAGATCCTAGCACGCTACAATGGAGTATTGACACAGGTGCCATGGCCAAAAAACCTACAAAAGCCCAGAAAAAGGTCGAAAAAGTGATGCGCGAATACGGCGCTGGCACTTTGAAGTCCAGCTCGGGCCAAAAAGTAACCAGCCGCAAACAAGCAATCGCTATTGCACTGTCTGAGGCCGGCAAATCTCGCCCCAAAACCACTAAAAAAGGTAAGAAATAGCCATGAAAGCCAAAAAACCCGGCCTTTACGCCAACATCGCGGCCAAACGCAAGCGCATCGCTGCCGGCAGCGGCGAAAAAATGCGTAAGCCTGGCACCAAAGGCGCCCCCACCGCCGCCGCCTTCAAAGCCGCTGCCAAAACGGCCAAAAAACCCAAAAAGTAACGCCCCATGGCCACTGGAACCGGCACCGTCTACGACGGCGAACTAACGATCTACCCCGCCCAAAGCCGCACCACGGCAGGCCTTTTGACGTTCAGCGACGTCACCGCAGGCCACACCTGCTTCCAAGTCGTCGTCACCGGCTTCGTCTCGGGCCACATCGACATCGACTTCTACGGCAGCCTCGATAACACCAGCTACGGCAAAGTCACCGCCGCCACCAAACACGCTGGAGCCCAACGAATCAGCGCCAACGGCACTTACCTGTACTTCGTCCAAGACAAGCCCGTCCGCAGCTACCAATTCGAGGTCGTCACCATCACAGAAGCCGGCCCCACCATCACCGTTACGCTTGGAGCACTTTCCGACAGCTGACATGGAAATTACCCTCGAAATGCTCGACGTAATCGAGCTTGTCAAAGGCAAGCGCAACCCCCGGCTCTGGGACCCCCGCTGCGCCCGCTTCCTCGCCAAGCAAGCCGCCCTTGCCGCAACCCCGAAAAAAGCCAAAAAAGAGGTCGCGGCTGCCCTGGAACTCGTCGAAGAAATCATCAACTAAACTCCAGTTATCCCCTACTGCATAACGACCCGTGGCATTTTTTCGCGGCGAGGAGGGCTCCATCAGCTTCAAGGACAGCAGTGGCGCCGTCGCCGCCGTGTCCGCCACCCGCAGCTGGAGCTTCACCATTAACAAAGACACCCTGGACGTCACCGATCAAGGTTCGACCAGCCGTGAGTTCATCGGCAGCCTGCTGTCCGGCAGCGGCAGCGCCGAAGTGATGTACACCGCCCCCGGCGCTGGCGAAACCCTGAACTTCATCGACGACGTTCTTACCACCCGCGATCAAACTGACGCCCAGTTTGAACTCTTTTTGGATACCACTGGCACCAAAAAGATTACTTTTACCGGCATCATTACGAGCGCCGATTACAGCGCCACCGTGGGCGAACTGGAAGTTGTAACCGTCAACTTCATCAGCAGCGGCGCCATCACCGCCTCCATCTAATAAACCCCACAACTAGGCCATAGACTGGAGCAAAAGTTCCCCTGCTCCAGTCATGGCTTTCTTTCGTGGCGAGGAAGGCTCCGTCAAATTCGAAAATGACGGCAGCACTACAGTCGCTCTGGCATCTACCCGCAGCTGGTCCCTGACCATCAACAAGGACACGCTGGACGTGACCGACCACGGCTCCACCAGCCGCGAGTTTGTGGGCGGCCTGATCTCGGGCAGCGGCAGCGTAGAACTGATGTACACGGCTTCGAGCGCCGACGAAACCGCCGCCTTCCTGCAAGACGTCCTTACCACCGAGGACAGCGCCAACGCCGCCTTCGAACTCTTCCTTGACACCAGCGGTGGCAAGAAGATCGCCTTCTCGGGCATCATCACCAGCATGGACACCTCCGCCACGGTGGGCGAACTGGAGGTGATTACCTGCAACTTCATCACCTCGGGCGCCATCACCGCCTCCATCTGATGACGATCCAAACCGTCACTGGCGGTTGCATCCACGTCGAGATTGACGCGGAGGACGGCACTACGCACGCCACATTCGTGTTTAGAACGCCCTCCCTCCCCGAAACCCTCGGCGGTTTTATCACGATGCTCGCCCAAGGCATCGAAATCCTGGTGCCTATCGCCGACCCAGACGACGAGGAAGACGACGATGACGATTGAATACCGCGGCGAAAAATTCGCCGGCTACAACAAACCCAAACGCACCCCTAATCACCCCACTAAATCACACGTTGTCCTTGCAAAACAAGGCGACGAAGTAAAACTAATCCGCTTCGGACAACAAGGCGTATCCGGCTCTCCCAAACGCACTGGAGAATCCGAGGCTGACCGCAAACGCCGCGAAGCGTTCAAAGCAAGGCACGCGGCTAACATCAAGAAAGGAAAGATGTCGGCCGCTTACTGGGCGGATCGCACCAAATGGTGACTAAATGACCTACTCAGTACCCGGCCAATTCCCCACCCATATCGTCTCCACGACCTACGAAGCTGGAGCCGATAGCCCTTTCATCCGCACAGCCGCCGTGCTGGACATGATGAAGGGCTGGGAAATCATGAAAGCCGTAACCCGCGGCACCGAATATCTCCGCGAAAACAGCGAAGCCTTCCTCCCACTGGAACCCCGCGAGGACTACCGGGCTTACATGAGCCGGGTCAACCGCGCCGTCTTCTCTCCTTATACGCAGCGCCTGATTCGTGCTGCCGCCGGCCTAATCCTCCGCAAACCCATCGCCCTCGAAGGCGACCCCTACTGGCGAGAAATTTTTGCCAAGGATGTTGACGGCTGCGGCTCCGACCTGGACGAATATGCCCGCCGCCTGCTGCTGTGCAGCCTGACCTACGGCCAAGCCCACACCCTGGTGGACTTTCCCGCCCCTTCTAACGCCCGCAGCCTGGCCGAAGAACGCGCCCAAGGCCGCCGCCCCTACTGGGTCGAGATCGACCCCTACAACATCTACGGCTGGCGCTTGGACCGCGACGCCGCCTACGGCACCCTCACCCAAGTCCGCATCTACGAAAAAGCGGTGGTGCCCGAGGGCCGCTTCGGCGAAAAAACCTACGAGCAAATCCGCGTCATCGAACCCGGCCGCTACGAGGTCTACCGCCAACGCCAAGCCATGAAGCCCCTGGGTCCTGGCTTCGCGGAACCCAACATCCAAAACGGCGACTACGAACTAATCGACTCGGGCACCTACAGCCTGGGCGCCATCCCCCTCGTGACCACCTACTCCAACAAAGTGGACACGATGGTGAGCCGCCCACCACTGATCGACGTCGCCTACCTCAACCTGGCCCACTTCCAACGCCAGGCGGACCTCATCCACAGCCTCCACATCGCATCCCAACCGATGCTTGTCCTTGAGGGCTGGGACGACCAGACCAAGGACATGGCCATCAGCGTCAACTACGCCATCGCCACCCAACCGGGCAACAAGGTTTATTACGTCGAGCCCGCATCTAGCGCCTTCGAGGCCCAATCCAACGAAATCAAAGAACTCCAGCAGCAGATGTCCACTTTGGGCATCAGCACGCTGAGCCAGCAAAAGTTTGTCGCCGAGTCTGCCGACGCCCGCCGCCTGGATCGCGTTGACACCAACTCAATGCTAGCCGCCGTCAGCCTCGACCTGGAGCAAACCCTCCAAAAAGCATTTGACTACGCCGCCGCCTACCTCGGTCTGGAACCGCCTGAAGTCAGCATCAGCCGCGACTTCGACATCAACCGCCTGATCGGCCAAGACGTCACCGCGATCACCGCCCTCTTCGACAAGGGCGTCATCAGCCTCGGCGAAGTCCGCGCCATCCTCGCCCAGGGCGAAATCCTGCCCTCCCTAGAAGTCGGCGATCTCCCTGAAGAAGAACCCGACGAAATCGAAGACGAAATGGAGAACGAAGAATCTCCCGGCGAGGAAGAAGACACCGAAGATCTGACCCCAGACCGCATGGAGCAGCTCATCAACGCCCTGCTCCAGTAAGCCATGGCTACTAAGCAGGAATACTTAACGCTTGCCCAGGTCACCGCCCTGGTGAAGCTGGCGCGTGACATCAAGAACGTCAACAGCCTGCTGTCCGGCGACGGCCCGCCAACCACCGAAGGCCGCAAGGGCGACTGGTACATCAATACCCGCACTGCCGAGCTTTACGGCCCCCGTACCACCAGCGGCTGGAACGACAGCCCACTTCCGCTATCTGGCGACGCCCGCCACTCTGAACTACTCATCAACGGCAACCTGAGCAGCGGTGGCGGCTCCGGCACAGCCGGCACTATCACCATCGGCACAGTCACAACCGGCGAACCCGGATCCTCAGCAACGGTCACAAACGTCGGCACCGCTGAAGCCGCAATCCTTAACTTCAGCATCCCGCGTGGGGCAACAGGTAACACAGGTGCTGCGGGCTCCACTGGTGCTACAGGCGCAACCGGCGCCACAGGACCACAAGGTCCCCAAGGCCCCCAAGGCGAACAAGGTCCAGCTGGAGCAACCGGCCCTCAGGGCATCCAAGGCGCTAAAGGCGACAAGGGCGACCAAGGTGAAACAGGTCTTACTGGGGCTACTGGCCCCCAAGGTCCTCAAGGCGATACCGGTCCTCAAGGCCCCCAAGGCGACCAAGGACCCCAAGGTTTAACCGGCGCTACGGGCGCTACCGGAGCCACCGGCGCAACAGGTCCCCAGGGCGCCACAGGTGCAACAGGACCCCAAGGCCCTCAGGGCGAAACCGGCCCCCAAGGCATCCAAGGCGCCACAGGCCCAGCTGGCAGCGACGCCACCGTCACCGCTGGAACAGGCATCAGCGTCAGCTCAGGTGTCGTCTCCTTAAACACGACCTTCCTAACCACCAACGCATACCTACAAGTCCCAACTGGAACAACACTCCAGCGCCCCGGTACACCCGCCACCGGAATGATCCGGTTTAACACCACCGCCGGATGCTTTGAGGGCTACACAGGCAGCGCCTGGGTCAACCTATCGCCCACCGGCATCGACGACGTTGGCGCAACTGTGTGACTTTAGTTCTTCTGCAGTAGACTACAAATGCCTAATTCCCAGTTCTCATGCCTCGGTATAAAGACCGGATCATGACAAAGGAAGGTACCTACGAAAGGGTCACCGTGGAACTTGATCCACAGACTCCTGAACCTGTAGTTGCCTCCGAAGAAAAGACCGTCAAGCGCACGCGCAAAGTCGAGGCTTCTCCTGCCTCCTTCGAACCCACCGAAACCCCGGACTTCTAATTCATGGAAGAGCAAGTCATCCAGGCGCCCGTGGCGTCTGAGACCCAGCCTGTGGCTGGAGCCGACACCGCTCCATCTCCTGACTTGAGCGCAATCCGTGCCGACTACGAGGCACAACTAAACGCGTTCAAAACCCAGGCCACCGAAGCTGAGGAACGTTTCCAAGGCATCAAGGCCAAGCTGGATGAGGTCTACAAAAAGCAGGACGAACAGCGCAAAAAAACGCTGGAAGACCAAGGCCAATGGAAAGACCTCTGGGAAGAAGCTAACCGCACTGCCCAAGAAAAAGACCAGCAAATTACGGACCTCCAAAAACAACTGGAGGACCTGCGCCACTCCAACGAAAGCGCCGCCATTCGCACCAAAGCAATGGCCGCAATCAGCCAGGCTGGCGCAATCAACGCAGAACAAATGCTCCAACTGGTGCAAAACAATCTGCGTAAAAACGACTCAGGCGCCGTCGTCGTGCTCAACGGCGGCGTGGAACAGGACCTCAGCACCTATCTAGCCACCCTGAAAAACCCAGGTTCGGGTTACGAGCATCACTTCAAACCCAGCAGCAGTGCTGGGATGGGCGCCAAGCCCACACCCACCGTGGCAACTGGAGGTGTAGCGAACCCCTGGAAAGAAGGTTCTCTCAACCTCACACAACAGATGCTAATTTCTAGTCAGGACCCCGAACTCGCAGCTGTGCTGAAGAGGGAGGCTGGACTCTAAATCGCACCGGTGGTGCACATTCCTAGTCCGTGACTGGGACCCCGCAAACCACAACTTTGGTCCATAACAATGGCCGCACCATTTCAGAACTATTCCGGCGGTGTCCTCCTCGCGGATGTCGTCAAGCGCAATAACCTCAGCACCTATGTGTCTGAGGCCATCAAGGAGCGTTCCCTCTTCCTGAAGAGCGGCGCTATTGTCCGCACCCCTCTGCTGGATGCCCGCGAAGGCGGCACCCGCATCCAAGTGCCCGAGTTCAACCCTGTGTCTCCCACTGAGGAGATCATGAACGGGACCGCCACCTGGGGCACCAGCAACGCTGGTTATCTGACCCCCCAGAAGATCGGCACTGGCACCCAAATCGCCACCATTTGCCATCGTGGTTTCGCATACGCGGTGGACGACATTGCGATGCTCGCGGCCGGTGAAGATCCCATGCTTCACATCCGCAACCAGCTGGCCGACGCCATCAACAAACTGAACAGCAAGCGTCTGTTCAGCCAACTGTGGGGTCTGTTTGCCGGTCCTCTGGCCGGTAACTCTTCGGATATTGCTGTTGCCGCCGCCTCTGGCGCTGGTGAAGCCAACTATCTGAGCGCCTCCTCCATCGCCCGCGCTCGTGCCTATCTGGGTGAGCGTGGCGAAGAGCTGGACACCCTGATCGTTCACCCTTCTGTCGCCTACTACCTGTATCAGGTGGGGATGCTGACCTTCAGCACCTCTGCCCTTGCAGCTTCTGGCGCCGTGACCTGGGGTGGCGGTGGCGTGGGCATCGGTGCCCGTGCTGTAGGCGAGTTCGCCGGTTGCCGCGTGATCGTGGACGAGCTGGTGAACACCGTCGAGCCCGGCACTGCCGGCCACGTGCAAGAGTTTGCCTGCTATCTCGTCAAGAGCGGCAGCATCCTTGAAGGTGTGCAACAGGACCTCCGCATCGAGGCCGACCGCAACATCCTGTCCAAACAGGACGTGCTTTCGGTCGATTACCACGGCACCTATCACGTGATGGGCACCAAGTGGAACGATGCTGGTGACAACCCCACCAACGCCAACCTGTACGACGGCACCAAGTGGGCTGCCACTTATGACATTGACCTGATCCCGATGGTGCAGATCATCTGCAACAGCCCTCTGGATCTGTCCCTGATGTGATCCATACCTGGATCTCAGCCCTCGGCCCCACTTCGGTGGGGCTTTTTTATTGCAGCTACACTGAAACAAAGAATGTGCAAATAGGTCTGTGGCCGCCACCATCGACGCCACTTTGAGTGGAGCATCCTCCAACAGCTACGTGACGCTGGCGGCTGCCAACAGCTATTTCGAGACCGTCCCCAGCTCCAGCACCTGGACCGACAAAACCGACGATCAAAAGAACCGCGCCCTGATCTCCGCCACCCGCTGGATCGACAGCCTCAACTTCTACGGCGACCGCTGCGACGAAGGCCAAGCCCTCAAGTGGCCCCGCAACAACTACGACATTGATGGCGTGGAGCTGGAGTGCTCCCTGATTCCCAACGACATCAAATACGCCACTTACGAACTGGCACGCGCCCTGGCCAACGACACCAGCGCCATCACCAGCAGCACTGGCACTGACGGCCTCTACGACGAAGTACAACTCGGCGACCTCCGCGTGAAGTACAACACCAAGACCCAAGCCACGGGCATGGTGAACAACATCTTCGACGTCTACCCCTGGCTCCAGTCTTACCTTGGCGCCTACACCTTGGGCGGCGCTGGCACTTACCAATTCCGCGTTTTCCGAGGTTGATATGGCTGGCACGCTCGACACACTATTTACCAAGGTTGCCAAAGATCTTGTCGCCGACCTTGGCACAGCCCTCGACACAAGTATCACTTATAGCCGCAAAGCAACCCCTAGTTACAACGTCGACACTGGAGCCCTAACTACAACAGATACCACCTATTCCAACATCAAAGTTCCGGTTGAATTTGTCGTTTCCGAAGAAGAGGAAGGCCGCGAACAACGCCAAGCCAAGATTTACATTACACCCGACAAAATCGGCAGCAATCAACCTACTCTTCAAGACCAGATCACGTTGACTTACGCTGGTTCCTCCCGCACCGCCCAAATCACCGACATCCGCACCTACCGCGGCGGCCAAGAGTACCTCTACATCCTGCTGGTGCGCTTCTGATGGCACGCAAACGCGGTATTAACAATATCGTCCCTGATCTCCAGCAACAGTTGAATAGCGACTTCAACGCTTTTATCCAACTCGCGGTTGAAGGTCTTAGCAGTAAAGAAAACAGTCCTGTCTATACAGGTTTCTTTGCGTCTAGCTGGAGAGCCAGTACGCAACGCACCAAACCCACCGACCGTGTACAAGATTTTGCCCCCTGGGGCGATCTTAAAAAACGCCGTGACAAAGGCGATACAACGGCTTTTCGGATTGAGCCTCGGTTCAAAGTACCCGCGTTCAAGTTCAGCGACAAAGTATTTATCGGCAACGCCACAAAGTACGCGGCTTACGCCCTGGAAAACCCAAAAGTTGCTGTGTTTATCCAAGGCGAACTGCGTTCACTCCTCCAGAGCAGTTTCCAAGAGCGCCGTGGCCCGCAAGTATTCGTCGGCGCTACGAAAGGAACAGGCATGATGGGTTTCTTGCGTGGTCGGGACTATGTTTCTTACGAGAGGATTTAAGCCGTGGCACTTGTAGACGTTCGCGCCGCATTTGAAAAAGCCGTCCGAGACGCCGTTGCCGCCGTCGACAACACGGTGACGATGATTTACGACAACACGCCGTTTACCACGCCCGGCAAATCCACGAAATACGTCGCAATCTCAGTCAACTTCAACCGCTCCACCCTCCAAAACATGGGCGCCGCGGCCGACTTTTACTCCGGCGTCATCACCTGCAACGTCTACGTTCCTAAAAACGCTGGAACCTCCGTACTCGCCAGCATCAGCGAAGCCGTAATCGACGGCCTTACCTCGGTCAATGCCTCGGGCTACACCGACACCTATACCTGCGATCCTCGCGTCCTCGACATCGTGGGCCCCACACCCTTGGACATTGAAGACCGTTCGCATTTTGTGGGCCTGATCTCTTGCCAATTCACGGCAAACCCCTAGTGTATTATTGAACAACTAGCTCTTACCCCATGCGAGCCGTCGAACTGCTCCGCAACAAGTTCGGTGTCAGCCAGCTGTACAAGCACGAAGTCAAGATCGAAGGCGAAACCGTACTGGAGATTTACTGGCACCCACTGACCATCGCCGAACGTGAGTCGATCCAGAAAAAATCCAACGCCGACGACGCCGGCGACTTTGCCCTGAGCCTGATGCTGGAGAAAGCCCTCGACAAAGACGGCAAGCGCCTGTTCCAAGACGGTGACCGCGCCACTCTTCGCCGCGAAGTCGAGGCCAGCATCCTCCAGGACATCCAGCTCGCCATGCTGACCTCTGGCACCGAAACCAAGGTGGAGGAAGCGAAAGCCGCCCTCAAAAGCTGATTCCAGCTGGTACTTCATTTACTTTTTGGCCACAGAACTGGGAATGACGGTTTCCCAGCTCACGAACCAGCTGACCCAAGAAGAACTAACAACCTGGGCGGCCTACTTCGAAATCCGTAACGAAGAGGAGGAAAAAGCGATGGAACGGGCCAAGCGCCAAGGTCAGACTGGAACGATGCGTTCCAAGTAAACTACTAACAGACTCTTCTACGCCCTGCCGTGGCCAATTACAGCGTAGACATTGAAGTAGGGCTAAAAGGCACAGAAAAACTGCGCGATCTCCGCAGCAACATTGATGCACTAGCCAACAAAATCAACACAATAAATAGTTATGCAGATGTATTTAAAGCGCCGCTGCAAAATGTTAAAAACTATAGTAAAGCATTACAAGAAGCAGCTGAGGCACTAAATAAAGCCGAACTAGGCACAAAAGATGAGACAGATGCAGTAAAACTATATGTACAAGCACTGGGTCAAGCGGAAGGCGTCCAAAAACGTCGTATCAATTTAATTGAGCAAGAAATTGAAGCGCAGAGACGTCTTGAAGTTCAGCAAACTAAGTCATCCCGTACCATTGAATTAGGTCCCGGTGGCCCCGGCTTTAGTGGAGGTTTTAGCGCAGCCGATCGTGCCCGTGCCAACCAAGCCGCACGTGAAAAAGAAAACGCGGGCCGCCGTCAAACACTCGAACTTTTAAACAGAGAAGTTTCATTTGAAATTCGACTGCAAAATATACGTGAGCGTAACGCTGCACTAGCTGCAAAACAAGCACGCCAAGGTGGTGCTTTATCTAATGCCGTAATCGGCGGTGCCTTCCCGCTGCTCTTTGGCCAAGGCCCTGGTGCGGCTCTTGGCGGTGCCTTAGGCGGTGGAATCGGCGGTCGCATGGGTGGACAAGCCGGATTTGGCGGTTCACTCGTCGGCACTTTTGTCGGTCAAGCGACTATCGACTTTGCTATTAACAGCGTCGTTCAACTCGGCAACGCACTTAAAAAACCAACCGAAAATATCCAAGAGCTAACAAAATTTTTGAGCATCGCTGGTACTCAAGTAAATACAACTATTGATGTCTTACGCGGCTTAGGTCTTGAATCAGTTGCAGCTTCAGTTGCACTCCAGGAACTTGAAAAACGCCTCGGCGATCAAGGTTTTAAAGACGTAAAAACTATATCTAAAGATCTACAAGACTTTGATAATACTCTTCGTGATCTACGCCTAGCCGCCGCATTACTCGGAACAAAATTTAAACCGTTGCTTGATTTTATTACTGCAGTAGTTAGTGCGGCTGCTAAAGCAGGTCTTCCACGCGGTGGAACACTCGCCACAGTTTCCAATGTGGCTGTGGCAACCGGAGCAGGTACTGGACGTCCTGCACAAGGTGCCGGTGCACGAACTACAACTGCTGACGTAACTATCGAGAGCGTCATAGCGCGTCGCGTCGCTCTTGCCGCCAATGAAGTTTCGCTGGAACGCGAGCGTCTGTCTCTTGGACGTGTAGCCCTCGCATCCCGCCAAGGTGAACTCCAGATTCAACGTCTATCGGTGGATCTCGAAGAAAAAAGACTGAATCTACTAAAAGAACAAGACCCGGCTAAGCGCAAACTGCTGGGACTAGAAGTTCAAATAACCGAGCAACAAAAACAGCAAGCTGAAGCTGCGCGACAGAACGCGATAATTGAGGCGCAACGTCAAGTACAGCGTGATCTTGTTGGACTTGAGATCCAAAAAGAAGGTGTAAGCGCACAGATAAATACTTTAATTGCTGAACGAATCACTCTTCAACGCGGAGAATCAGCGGGTATTTCAGCACGAATGGATATGCTGAACGACGAATTACAGTCTCGCGCTCGCGTTCTGCAGTACCAAAGGGATATTTCTTTGATAGGCGTAAAAGAAGCTTCCGTACGAACTGAAATAAATGAACTATATAAAGGTCAAATGTCTCAGTTACTTATTGAAGTAAACAACAGAAAAGAAGCACTTAAACAGCAACAAGCTCAATATAATTTGAGCCAATTACAGATTGATCAACAACGCCAATTAGCAAATATCCAATCTAAAACACAATACGGCTTGCAAATTGCAACGCTTAAAGCTGAAAGTGACCCGCGTTTCCGTGGTTTATTCGGCGGCAGCCGCCGCACTCAAGAAATAATGCAACTGGAACAGCAAGCTGCGCTGTCAACAATGACGACTCAGCTAACTGCATTGGAAGCACAGGCTGCTGTCCCAGGGATAGCTCCAGACACAAAACGCGGTCTGCAACAACAAACGGATGCGTTAAAGGATCAGATAGCTATTTACAGAGAATATCAGCCGGCAGTTATTCAAGCCACGGTTGCCCAACAGAAATTTAACGAGACGATGGCTCTAACCAACCCCATCGTCGATGGTGTATTTGAAAGTTTCATGTCAGTGGCATCCGCAACTAAATCGGCCGAACAGGCATTTGCAGACTTCTTGATGTCTGTTTCACAGATGCTATTTGACACTGTAAAGCAGATGATTGCCCAGTACATCGCACTGGGTATTGCCCGTTCGTTCGCCGGTATTCCGCCCGCCGGTGGCGGCAACGTGGCCGGGCTATTCGGAGCTGGTGCTCCAAGTGCTGTTGCTGGCGGCGGCATTTTTTCCGGCGCGGGGCCTTTTCAGTTCCGCGCAAACGGGGGTCCTGTATCCGCAGGACGCCCTTACCTCGTCGGCGAACGCGGTCCCGAACTGTTCATGCCGCGTTCCAGCGGCAGCATCTACCCCAACGATGCTATGGGCATGGGTGGTTCAAACATCGTGGTGAACGTCGACGCCGGTGGCTCTAGTGTGGGAGGCGATCCCGGCCAAGCCAACATGCTCGGCAAAGCCATCGGCATTGCAGTCCAACAAGAACTCATTAAGCAAAAACGACCCGGAGGCTTGCTCGCCTAATGGCTACCTTCCCTGCGATAACTCCAACTTATGGCGCCCAAAAAGCCAGCCGCCCCGTGGTCCGCACGGTCCAGTTCGGCGACGGTTACCAACAACGCCTGACCTACGGCCTCAACCAAAACCCCAAGAGCTGGAGCCTGACCTGGGAAGTCTCCGAAACCGACGCCGACACAATCGAAACCTTCCTCAACAACCGCGCTGCTGACAACGCCAGCTTCGACTGGACGCCACTTGATGAAGGCACTTCCTACAAGTGGATTTGCCAGGAATGGAGCAAAACTGTTCCATATAAAAATCGCGCCACGATTACAGCAACATTCCAGCAAGTATTTGAACCCTGATGGCGTACTCAGCCTGGGCTTCCACTACCGCCTACGTCGTCGGTGACATTGTTCGCGCCACGACGCTGCAATCGTCTGGTCTTGTTTTCCAATGCACCACGGCTGGCACCAGCGGCAGCACGCAGCCCGTCTGGGCAACGGATATTGGCAGCACCGTCACTGATGGCACGGTCACGTGGACCGCGATTGCCAGCACCTACGAAGAACTTGCGGCGATTGCTCCCAGCGCGATCATCGAACTATTTGAGCTGACGCTGGACGCCACACTGCATGGCAGCAGCGATACCTACCGCTGGCACAACGGTTGCAACGCCAACGTCACCGGCAACGTCACCTGGAACGGCAACGCCTACACCCGCCTTCCGGTCAAGGCAGATGGCTTTGAGTACACCAACACGGGTACGCTGCCGCGCCCCACGCTGACCATCGCCAACTTGGATGGCACGATGACGACGCTGTTGTTGCTCGTTAATGCGACCACTGCGGGCAACGATCTCGGCGGCGCCACGGTCAAGCGTATCCGCACCCTGAAGAAATACCTAGACGGTGAAGCCAACGCCGACCCGCACGCCAAGTTTCCCGACGAAATCTGGTATGTGGACCGCAAGGCAAGTGAAACCCGCGACGCCGTGAGCTTTGAGCTTGCCAGCAAATTCGACCTGGCTGGTGTGATGATCCCGAAGCGCCAGATCATCGCCAACATCTGCCAGTGGAAATATCGCAGTAGTGAGTGCGGCTACACCGGCAGCAACTACTGGAACATCAACGATCAGTCGGTTGGCACTTTGGCGGAAGATAAGTGCGGCAAGCGCCTCAGCTCGTGCAAATTACGGTTCGGCGCCACTGCTGAATTGCCCTTCGGCTCGTTCCCCGGCGCAGGTTTGACCGAATGAGGCTCACCGACAGCATCAAAGAACAGGCACTGGAGCACGCCAAGGCGGAATTTCCGGCTGAATCCTGCGGTCTTGTTGCCGTCGTCAAAGGGCGCAAACGGTATTTCCCATGCCGCAACCTTGCGGAAACGCCGGACGAGCACTTTGTTCTTGACCCGCTCCAGTACGCCGAGGTTGAAGATCAGGGCGAAATCGTGGCGGTGGTGCATAGCCACCCCAAAACCAACCACGCGCCGTCCCAAGCTGATCGCGTCGCCTGCGAAAAATCTGGGTTGCCTTGGCACATCGTCAATCCCCAGACCGAGCAATGGGGCTACTGCGAGCCGGAAGGCTTTGAGCTGCCCTACGTGGGGCGTGAGTTCGTCTTTGGCATCGTCGATTGCTATTCGCTCTGCCGCGACTGGTACAAGCGGGAGTTTGGACTGGATCTCAAGGACTACGACCGCCGCGATCAGTTCTGGCTCAAGGGCGAGAGCCTCTACATGGACAACTTCGCCAACGAAGGCTTCCACCGCATCCCACTGAAAGAGCTGCAATACGGCGACGCCATTTTGATGCAACTGGAATCGTCACTACCCAACCATGCAGCGATTTACCTAGGCGATCAGTTGATCCTGCACCACCTGCAAAGACGCCTCAGTAGCCGGGATCTGTACGGCGGTTATTATTTGAAGAGCACCGCCTGCGCCCTGCGGCATGAAAGTCGTTAAGGTCTACGGCGCACTCCGCAAACGACTGGGGCAGTGTCGCTTCCAATTTGATGTTGACACCCCAGCGCAAGCATTTAAAGCGTTGTGTGTTAATTTTCCCGGTCTAGACAAGTGGTTAATTGATAGTGAACAAGAAGGGGTTGGTTATCGGCTAACAATCGGCAAGGAAAAAATAAACGAAACCAATGCTGTTTTAATCGGCTGCCCGTGGAGTGAGCAAGAAGTTTTTAGCATCACACCCGTTATTGCTGGTGCCGGTGGTAATGCTGCCGCAAGTATCGGCATTGGCGTCGGCTTGGTATTTGCCTCGTTCTTGCTGCCCGGTGCTGGTCTTTTTGGCGCTACAAGCTTGTTTGGAGCTACTGCTACAGCCACTGGTGCGGCTGGCGCTTTAACCACCTTGGGCGTTGCGTTGAGTGGATTAGGTGCGTCGCTGGTTATTGGAGGTATTGCACAAGCAATTTCACCGTCTCCAATAATGTCTACCGCTGCAAATAACTCGTTTGAACGTGGACGTGAAGCTGCCAAGTTTGAGTCGTTTACCTTCAGCGGAATTGTCAATACCGCCAAGCAAGGTTTACCCGTGCCAATCGCCTACGGGCGCTGCTTCGTAGGTTCCGCTGTGCTCTCCAGCGGTCTTGACGTGGATCAAATCCTATGACTCGCATTGTTGGTGCTGGTGGCGGCGGTGGTGGAGGCGGTTGCTTTCTTGGGCACACGCTTGTTGCCACACCAACGGGCGAACGCCGCATTGATGAGCTACGCCCCGACGATCTTGTCTGGAGCTTCGACCACAACGGCGGAATCCACGAAGCCAAGGTGCTCAAGGTTCACAAGCACGAAAACGAGCGCGTCATCCGTTACACGCTCTGGGGCGGTCAGATCCTTGATGCCACGCCAAACCACTGGGTACTCAACCAGTTCAACGCCTTCGTCGAAATCGACACCCTTGGCGCGGACGACTGCCTAGTCGATCACAACGGGCACCTGCGCCCCATCGTCAGCAAGGCTGAATTTTGCAATGGCACCGTCTACAACCTGACGGTCGAAGGGCACCACACTTTTATTGCTGGCGGAATCCGCGTCCATAACGCCGGTCTAGGTCTGGGTATCGCCGGTTCCGGTGGAGGCGGTGGAGGCGGCGGTGGCAGCAAAGGTGGCGGCGGTGGCGGTGGCGCCAGTCGTACCCCTACCGAAGCCGACGACTCGCTTCAGTCTGTCCAATTTGGCAGCGTGCTGGATCTGCTGTCGGAAGGCGAAATCCAAGGCATCGAAAACGGCAACAAGGGTATTTATCTCGCTGGCACACCGATTGAAGATGCTGCCGGAAACGTCAATTTCTCCGGCTTCACGATCGAAAGCCGCACTGGTACACAAGCCCAGAGCTATATCAGCCAACAGATTGGCACCGAAAGCGAAAAAGGCGTCAACGTCGAAGTCTTCAAAGACACCCCAGTCGTTCGCACCATCACCGATTCAGACGTTGATCGTGTTCGCGTAACGCTGCAAATCCCGGCGCTACAAATCTTCCTGGATAACGGCGACATTATCGGACACAGCGTACAAATTCAGATCCAAGTTCAGTACAACTCCGGCGGCTACACAACAGTTGTCACCGACACGATTAGCGGCAAGACCAGCAATCCTTACCAGCGCGATTACATGTTGTTGCTGTCTGGAGCATTTCCTGTTGACATCAAAGTTGTCCGCGTCAGTGACGACGAAACAACCGCCCGCCGCCAAAACCTGACCTACTGGTTTAGCTACACCGAAATCATTGATGAAAAACTGCGTTACCCCAACAGCGCACTGGCATACCTGCGTTTTGATTCGCGCCAGTTTGATTCAATCCCAACCCGCAAATATCTGATTCGCGGCGTCAAAGTACAACTGCCATCTAACGCCACTGTTGATACCACCACTTACCCAGGTCGCGTGACCTACGCAGGCATCTGGGACGGCACATTTGGCGCGGCGACATGGTGCAGTGACCCTGCCTGGTGTTTATACGACCTGCTCACTAACACCCGTTATGGCGCGTCAATTCCCGCCAGCAGCCTCGATAAATACGACTTCTACGCCATCAGCCAATACTGCAACACGCTGGTAAGCAACGGACGCGGCGGGCAAGAACCGCGCTTCTCGTGCAACCTGCTCATCAACAGCCGCGACGAGGTTTACAACGTCATCCAAGAGATGACAAGCCTGTTCCGTGGCATCGCGTATTACGGCGCTGGCTCGCTGGTACTGCAGCAGGACAAACCCACCGATTCGCAGTATCTGATTGGTCCCAGCAACGTTATTGACGGCAACTTTGTTTATAGCGGCACCTCACAAAAAGCCCGCCATACCACCGCCACTGTTGCTTGGCAGTCCTACGACACCCTTGGTGAAGTCGAATACGAATACGTTGAAGACGCCGACGCTGTAGCCAAATACGGCATCATCAACAAAGATATCAAGGCGCTGGGTTGTTACAGCCAAGGGCAGGCACATCGCGCTGGTAAGTGGGCGCTACTGAGCGAACAAAACCTGACCGAAACTGTCACCTTCTCGGTGTCAATCGACAGTGGCATCATCTTGCGCCCCGGCATGGTGATCGACGTTGCCGATCCGTTGAAAGCTGGCTCACGCCGTAGCGGTCGCGTCAAGTCCGCCACGACAACCGCCATCACGATTGACAGCAGCACTGATCTGACCGTCAACCTATCCAACAGCCCAACAATTTCGGTGTTGATGCCAACGGGCTTGGTGGAAACCAAATCCATCAGCAGCATCAGCAGCGGCGTTATAACCGTCAGCAGCGCCTTCAGCGAAGCTCCTAACGCCAACAGCGTCTGGCTCATCCAAACCAGCGACATCCAATCCCAGCAATATCGCGTTTTGAATGTTGCTGAAGCGGAAGATGGAATTTACGGCGTCACCGCACTGGAATACAACAGCAGCATTTATGCCGCCATTGAATCAGACATCAATCTGACCGAACGAGACATCAGCAACCTGTCTAACAAACCTGATGCCCCAAGCAGTCTGGGTGGAACGGAATATCTATACCAAGACGGGCAAAGTGTATTTTCCGGCTTCGACCTGAGCTGGACTAGCCCGAAACAGCGCGTCAACGAATTTCGCGTTAAGTGGCGCATTGATAACGACAACTGGAGCCAAGCCAACACCACGTCACCGTCCCTGCAGATCAAAAACACCCGCAAGGGCACGCTGTATGTCCAAGTCACCGCCGCCAACTACCTCAATAAGGTCAGCGAAATTGCCGTTGCCCAATTTGACCTGATTGGCAAAACCGCTGTTCCCGGCAACGTCCAAAACCTCACGTTTGAAGCAATCAATAACAACTCCGGTCGCCTGCGCTGGACCGAAACCGTTGACCTTGACGTGAAGGTTGGTGGCAAGATCCATATTCGCCACAGCAGCCTCACTGACGGCACCGCCACTTGGAGCAACAGCGTTGACCTGATCCCAGCAAAATCCGGCTCTTCTACTGAGGCGATTATTCCGCTGGTGGAAGGCGAAGTGCTGGTGAAATTTGAGGATGACGGTGGACGACAAAGCGCCAGCGAAACCAGCGTCATCATTGATCTGCCCGACACCATCGCCCCGCTCACGATCCAAACCCGGCGAGAAGATCAAGATGCCCCACCGTTCCAAGGATCGAAGGTGGATGTGTTTTACAGCGACGAGTTCGATGCGCTCACGCTGGATGGCGACACCGCTTTCGACACCGTTGTTGATGTTGACGCCATGGTCAACTTTGACGTGATTGGCGAAGTCCTTGGCTCAGGCAATTACACCTTCCTGAACACGTTGGATCTGGGCAACACCTTTGCCGTTGACCTGCGCCGTTATTTCGTCACCCGTGGCTACTACCCGTCCGATCTAATCGACTCCCGCACCAACACGGTGGACGACTGGAGCGATTGGGACGGCGCCGTGACCGACAAGGTAAATGCCAAGCTGATGTTGCGCTCCACCACCGACAACCCAAGCAGCAGCCCGACTTGGGGAAGCTGGCAGGAGTTTGTCAACGGCACCTTCCGTGGTCGCGGCTTCCAGTTCCGCGCTGACCTCACCAGCAGCGCCATCGACCAAAACATCTTGGTGGACGAGCTGGGCTATGACGCCACCTTCCAGCGTCGCGCTGAAAACAGCGATGGAGCGGTCAGCAGCGGTGCAGGCGCCAAGGCGATCACCTTCGCCAATCCGTTCTGGACTGGTACGGCAAGCCTCGGCGGGGTCAACGCCTACCTGCCAAGCATCGGCATCACGGCCCAAAACATGGGCACCGGCGATTACTTTGAAGTCACCAGCGTCAGTGGCACCGGCTTTACGGTTACCTTCAAAAATTCGGGTGGCACTGCCGTCAGCCGTAACTTCAACTGGAGTGCGGTTGGTTATGGCAGAGGCGGTTAAAGTGAGACAAATACTGTCCTGAAGCGGGCTAGCTCATGGCTCAGCACGATTACGTTATTGCCAACGGCACTGGTGCAGCCGTCCGCAGTGACCTCAATAACGCGCTTGCTGCGATTGTGTCACAGAACAGTGGCGCAACGGAACCCGCAACGACCTACGCGTTCCAGTTCTGGGCAGATACCACCACCAGCACCTTAAAGCTCAGAAATAGCGCGAACAATGCCTGGATCGAGCTGCTGCAGCTTGACGGCACGCTGACCATGGAAGACGGCACCGAGGCGCTGCCCGGTCTTGCCTTCCGCTCCGACCTCGATACCGGAGTCTGGCGCCCAGGAACCAACTCACTGGCGATCAGCACCAACGCCGTGGAGCGCGTTGAATTTGGCGCCAGCGAAGTTGTTTTCAATGACGGCGGCGCTAACTACGACTTCCGCGTCGAAGGTGATACAAACGCAAACCTGCTATTTGTTGACGCCTCGGCAGATGCGGTAGGCATAGGGTCTTCGACGCCTCAAGATTCTCTACAAGCGCCAAATGCACGCTTTACAGTTTTTTCGGCAGGCGGATCAAGTGGCTCAACATTTGATAATGGTGTTCGGATTCTTTCGGGTGACGGAGGCCCTGGAAATAGACCTTCTATACAAATCAGTGGTGGTGGCACCGCTGGACTTAGCAACAAAAGTTTCCGCACCTATTACGACAACGGCGGAACAGAATCTTTGTATTTTACCTACCAGGGCGGTGCTTATTTCGGAGCAGCGGTAGGGATTGGCGTTACGAGTCCTACGCAAGCACTAGAAGTTGCCGGTTCAATTCGCCTTAACAATGATCTTCTTGTTGCCGATGCAACTGCAACTCGTGGTCGCATTTATGGTGACTCCACTGGATTGGTTGTTCGCGCTGACACGGGACTTCAACTCCGATTCCATGCTGATGCTCAAGAGAAGGCGCGTATTGATACATCAGGACGCCTGTTAGTTGGCACGTCTACGAGTGCTAGCGCGGGTGATGCTCAATACGCAAAGTTACAAGTTCAAGGAAACACAAATAACAACGCCGGTAGCGCCATTTTTGCTCTTTTAAGAGGAGAAGCGGCAACAAGTATTACTTCGGGCGAGTCAATCGGCTTGCTTCAATTTGCGGACAGTTCTGGCAATCCATTTGGGTATATTCAGTGTGTAGCCGATGGAAATGCGGGATCGGGTGATTACCCAGGACGCATAGAGTTCTCGGTGACGAGGGATGGCCAGGCATCGCCAACTGAGGCGCTCAGGATTACAAATGGTGGAGCAATTTCTTGTGGGCCGCAAGTTAGCGGTGCAGATCTTGTTGGAACAGAAGCCTGCGGTTTT